GACACAGATGCTTCTCGGAGTGCTGCGCCACGCGCTGACCTGGCTCGGCGGCTGGCTGCTCGCGCGCGGCCTGCTGGTGGACGAGGCGCAGGCGCAGCTTCTCACCGACTCGCTCACGCTGTTCCTGAGCGCCGCCGCCACGCTCGCGGGCATCGCGTGGTCCGTCTGGCGCAAGCTGCGCCGACCGCCCGAGGTGCCGAAGTGAGGCGGCGCGGCTGCGCGTGGTACGGCTGCGCGCTCGTCGCGCTGCTCCTGCTCACCGGCTGCGCCGGGAACAGCGAGCCGCGCACGGCAGCAGCCGAGGCGTGGGGCACCTGGGGCATGGCGCTGGACATCAGCGCGGCGGTCTACGAGCAGGCGATGATCGGGGTCGGGATGGCGAGCGCGACTCAGCCGCCGCTCATCACGCCCGCGCAGCTCGCGGAACTTCGCGTCGCGGGGCGCGCGGTGCAGCTCGCGCTGGAAGGGGCCAGGACGGCCCTCGTCTACTACGGGGAGGCGATGGCGCGGGGAGAGAACCCGCCTTCGCCGAAGGCTCTTGTGCTCGCAGCGCACCGCGAGGTCTACGCGCTGCTCCAGCTCGCAGCGAAGTACGGCGTCGAGTACGCGGGCGAGGGCTACACCGAGCGCCCGGTCTACGTCGGCGGAGGTGAGCCGTGAGCCCCGCCCTGATCGCGGTGCTGCCGCAGCTGCTCAACGCGGTGCCCGGCCTGCTCAACGCGGGCGCGGAGGTCTACCTGCGCGTCGCGGAGGCGCGGCTCAAGAAGCAGCGGGCCGACATGACCTGGGACGAGTTCGTGTCGGCGGTGCGGAACATTCCCATCGGGGACGTGGACGCGCTCATCGCGGAGGGCGTGGCGCGGATGCTCGGGCAGGACCCCGAGGCTTAGGCGGGAACAGCAGGGCGCGGGGCCACTCCCCGCGCCCACCCTGCTCTCCCTCCCGATCACGCGTCGGGGGCGGAGCGGCAGGGGCTTCAACGAACACGCTGCGGCGTGTCAGCCCGAGTGGCGGGCGTTCCTGCATCCTACTTCTTCGCGTCGCGCAGCGTGCGGACGCGGTACGACTTCACGGCGTCGCAGAGCTGGAGCGCGGCGGCGACCGCTGCGGCGCGGCTCTTGTATTCCACCGGTGCGCCCCAAGTCTCGCCGTTGCCCTTCAGCACCTCGACCATCCACGACGCCCCGCGAGCTGCGTCACGGCGACGTGCCACTCGCCCTTCTGCCTTCCCATCGCTACTCTCCTTTCCGCGCCGTCCATCGGCGCAAGTCTCCAGACTCGAAGCCGTCCGCGAAGATCGCGTTAGGTGTCACGAGAACCTCTTGTCCGGCTCTGGGTCCTGGAAGTTGCCGCCATTGCGCCAGTTGTCATACGCACGGTCGCTGGAATCTCTATCGTCGTCATACCGACGGCATCCGTCACGATCTCCGTCGCGCCATGCTTCACTGCGGTCACAGGGCGACCAGTCACGGTAGGGGTCTCTGTCTCTTGGGTACATCTTATTCCTCCTTCTTCGTGGCCAATGCCACCTAACCAGTCAATGCATCGGACGTGCTACGCACGCCGCTGATTTCCGGCGTTCGGCGGTGTGATCGGCGGGCAGAACGCGCCCTGCGCGAGCGCCGAGAACGGCATGGTCACCGCGCTCGGCGGGAGCTGCTGACCGGGGCGCGCGATGAACCCGCCCTGGTAGTGCTGCCGCCCGTCGCCGCAGTCCTGCCACGCGGCGAGGAGGACCGGGCCGGGCGCGACGCCCGACCACGGGATGCTGAACGAGAGCGTGCGCGTCTGCCCCGCCGCGAACGGCGCGTACAGCAGCGGGCTCCAGTGAACCCACCCGTGCTCGGGGTGGCCGAGGTGCTGGTAGAGGATTGTCACCGTCGGCGCTGCGGCATCGGTCGCGCGGAGCGTGACGAAAAGCGAGTCCAGCCGGAACGGCGTCCACCACGGCGGCGCGACCGCAGGCGGCGGCGGTTCGGGCGCGATCTCCCAGGAGTAGGCGACCGGCTGGATCGGCGCGACCGCGAGCGCCAGGGCGAGGAGGAGGGCGGTCACGGCTCCCCCTTCAGCGCCCGCGCAACCTCCGCGCTGGCTCGCCATGCCTCGTACCACTCCACCCCGACGCGCACGGTCCTGTACGTCAAGCCGGGGGCCTCATGTGGAGCCTCTCCGCTCAGTTGATAGTCAGCCTCGACCAGCCGCTCCCGCAGCGCGGCATTCTCGATCCGCAATCTATTGTTCTCGCAAGACAGGTTGGCGCTCGCCCAGATCGCCTCAGCAATCTGCGTATTCTCGCTCATTTTCTCGCTCATGGCTTCTCCTTCAGCGCCCGGCGGACGGTATCGCTGTTCTCACGAGCGACCGACCGAAAGACATAGCGTTTACCGACCACCATCTCGACCGGGAACTCCGGCCAGCCCTTGACCTCGTAGCCGTGATACCACCGCACCGCCTCCCGCAGCGCGGCGATCTCGGCCTTCAGCACCTTGATCTCCGCATCCTGATCGGACAGCATCAGGGCGTAGTCTGCAATCTGCTTAGTCGTCACGGCTTGACTCCCTTCACGGCTCGCCGGATCGCTGCGGCGAACGACGCCTCGACCTTCGCTCGGATCGCATCGCTGTCGGCAAGCTGTCGGCGCATCTCGGCGCGTACCGCTTCGCCGATCTCGGACCGCATCGTCTCCTTGATCGACTCATGTACGGTGTAGTCGAAGTTCCAGCCATCGAGCTGTTTCTTGATGGCCCGCCGTAGTGCTTCTTGAAGCTGTTCAATTGTGATCTCGACTTCGACTTTCATGTCTCCTCCTCCTCCATCTCCCTCTCGCACGCCTCGGCGAGCAGGAGGGCGGCATCCTTATGCAGCCGCTTGTAGAGCGCGGCCTCGGACCTCGCGCGCAGCAGCTCGTCGTTCATCCGCGCTGTGCTCTGCCACAGCACGGCTACCCTGTCCTCGATGTCGCGCAGCGCGGCGCTCGTTGCGTGAAAGTCTGCGTCGCCCGCCTCGTGTCCTCTCGGGCTCATCGCTTCACCCTCCTCGTCTGCTTCGCTTCCAGCTCCGCGACGCGCGCCTCCAGCGCCGCGATGCGTGCGGTCGCCTTGTCGGCCTCCGCGCGCACCGACACGCCTTCGCTCCCGCAGTACGGGCAGCGCGCGTCCGGGTACTCCTCGGCGTCGAACACCGCGCCGCAGGTGGACTCCACGCAGAGCAGCGCGTACCGCATCACGCCACCTCCGCGATGCTGACCGCGACGGCGGCGACCTGCACCGCCTCCTCCAGCACGCGCTCGCGCGCGCGCTGCACCTCGACGGCGGCGGCGTCCAGCTCCAGCACGGCGCGCGCCAGCTCGCCGACCTCCTCCATCAGCACGACGAGCCGGTGGTGGAGGTTAGTGTCCAGGCCGAACGCCGCGAGCTGCGTCGCTCGCTCCATCCCGACGAGCCGCAGCGCGCGCTCCCGCCGCTCGGTGCCGTCCTGCGGTGTGTCTCCGAACGTGATGCTCATAGCTCATCCTCTCCTCTACGGTTGTAGGTTCCCACCACTCCACCTGCCACGGTGCGGCCCCGCCGTTCCGGCGGCTGATCGTGAACTCGAAGGCGCGCGGGTACAGGTCACGCGCCAGCTTCCGCGCCTCCCTGTACCCGCGCGCCTCCAGAACCCGCCGGAACGTGCGGAGCCATCCGGCGTCGAGCCGGACGACTGCCACGTTCTGCGGGCGGCGCGTCATGCTACGCCGCCCACTTCTCGCGCCACGCGCTCTCGGGCAGGTCGATCACCTGCCAGCCGAGCGCCTCCATCTCCGTCGCGCGGTCGTAGCTGTCCACGTCCGCCGCCGCGCGCGTGACGGCCTGCGCGACGCCCCACCGCGTGAGGTCGCCGCCCCGGATCAGGTGGGCCAGCACCGACTCGCGCTCGCCCTCGGCGAGCCCGCCCCACTTCGCCAGCTCCACCACGCTGTTCGCCGGGTCGGTCAGCTCGCGGCTCGTCGCCGCGTTCTGCATCCGCACCAGCGCGCCGCGCCACGACTCCTCCGTCAGCAGGCCGCGCACGGTGTCGCGGAGCTGGAGGCGCAGCGCGTGGTCGAGCGCGCTCTCCGTGTCGGCGGCGAGCAGCACGGCGTCGCTCTCCGGCAGCACGCGCCGCCCGATGTGGACCTTGCGGAGCCCCTCGTCCACGACGAGCCCGTTCGTGCAGCGCAGCACCTCGGCGAACAGCTTGACCCAGAACGGGCCAGCGCCGACCTCGCTGTTCCCGAACGCCACGCCGAACCGCACCGGCTCGCCGACCTTGACCTCGGCGGTGAGCTTGTGGCTCACGACCTTGAGGTAGAGCCGCTCGTCGGTGATCTCGCAGGAGCGGACCTCGAGGCCCGGCACCTCGCCGAGCGCGGGCAGCGCGGCCTCGAGCATCTGTTCGTGGTCGAGCCGCTTGTACGCGTTCGACAGGAACGCGCGCGCTTCGCCACGCAGCGTGCGGATCATGCGGCGGTCCGACTGAGGCTTGCGCCGCATCCAGAGGTTCACATTGTACGCGAGCGCCTCCGGCTGCGCGCCGAGCAGCCGGTCGTAGTACGCCTTCGGGATGTCGGCGTACTGCGCGAGCTGCGCGTGCGCGCGCGGCTGCAGCGGGAACCCCGCGCCGCCCACGATCAGCAGCGCGTCGTCGCTCATCGAGAGCGCCGCCGCCGGGGCCACGAAGTCCTCCTTCTCCGCAGCGCGCGCCTGCACCTCTGCGGCCAGGTCCATCAGCGTCCGTCCGGTCTTCATCGTCAGTCCCTTTCCTTGTTGCGGTTGCGGTCGCGGTCCGTTCCGCGCCCGTCCTGCTCGTCACCCCACAGCTCGATCATGGTGTAGCAGTACCCGCTCAGGAGCAGAGCGAGCACGATCAGCAGCGTCCACTTGTCGGCGGTCACTTCGCCATCCTCCTCCTGTCCTCGGCGCGGAGCCACGCGAGCGCCTTGGTGAACAGCGTGCGCGAGTTCCAGCCGTTTGCCTTCGGGTCCATCGCCGCCAGCGTCGCCCGCTCGGCGGTGTCGTAGGGCACACCGAGCAGAGCGAGCGCGTGCGGGCGCAGCGGGTGATGCGGGAAGCTGACCCGGTACGCCCCCCACTCGCCCCGCTCCATCGCCACCTCCAGCGAGGCGCGAGCGTAAGCCTGTGCGCGCGTCACGGCCTGAGCCTCCGCAGGTCCGCCGACAGGCGGGCGAGGTGCGCGCCGTCGTGGATGTCCCCCGCCAGCATGGCGAGGGCAAACTGCACCCCGTGCCCCCAGGTGTCCAGCACCCCGCCGGGGATCGGCTCATTCTTGATCGCGTGGGCCGTTGCGACCCTGTCGGCTCCCCGGTCGAGGTTGTGGACGGCTCGGCTGGCGAGGAGCGTGGCGCACACGACAGCGCCGAGCGCCTGCGTCTCGTCTCCCTCTGGCGCGTCGATGTAGTCGCGCCACGCCTTCTCGGTGGTGCGGCGGATGTAGTCCTTGACCTTGCTGTCCATCGTCACGCCTCCTTCGTGAACCCCGCGTAGGTCCAGCCGTTCTCCGCGCCCTCGCGGCGCAGCGCCATCTCGTCGTCCACGGTGCGCCCGCTCTTGCGCCAGCTGAGGTAGTTGGACACGCGGTTCGCCCAGCCGATACGGTTGCACTCGCGCTGGTCGGGCACGGCGGGGGCGACGATCTCGCCGAACGCCACGCGCTCGCACTCGCGGGCGCGGGCCAGCAGCTCCCCGGTGGTGGGGCGCTCCAGCGGCATCAGCGTGGCGGCGTGCTCCATCGCGCGCTCGGCGAGGTAGCGCCGGAACGCGACCATCTGCCGGCAGTGCATGTGGACGCCGACGCCGTCGTAACAGAGCGCCCCGTGGTCGAGCGGCGGGCGCTCGCCCCTGCTCAACGCGCCGTCGCAGGCGGGGCACGAGTTGCACTCCGCGAGCCCCGGCTCCGGCAGCGTGCCCGGCGGCAGGTGCCGCGCCAGGACGTACCGCTGGATCCACAGGGTCTTGCTCATCGCTTCACTCCCAGCTCCCACTCCAGGCGGAGCGCCTGGAGCGCGTAGTGGGCGGCGGCGCGGGCCATCGCGCGGATGATCCACGTCGCGCGCCCCAGGTCCTTGTCGCGCATCGTCTCGACGGTGCAGGCGCCCAAGCGCGCCGCCTGCTGCGCGTACCACGCGAGCTGGTCCTTGCGGCGCTCAGCGTCGCTCATCAGTTCGGCTCCCGCGCGTCAACGTCCTCGTCCTCGTTCGGCCCGTCGCCGACGGGCAGCTTGAGCAGCGTCGTCAGCGCGAGCAGGAGCATCGGCGCGGTTATGTTGGCGGCCATCGCGCTCAGCTCCTCGTCGCTGGCCTTCTCGTAGAGCGTGTGCGTCAACTCCGACGCGATCATCCACGCCATCGCGGCCGGGTAGTCGCGCTCGCGCATCGCGTCGCTCGCGGGCTGCGCCATCGCCATCGACGCATCGCGCAGCGCGGCGCGCACCTTCCGCAGCTCCTCGTTCTTCATCGCCTCACTCCTTCCCGAGCCAGCCGAGCGCGTCGGCTGCGGCCCACGACAGCGTGCCGAGGTGGGTTTCCTCCACGAGGTAGACGGTCGGCACGCCGTCCTCCTCCTCGACCATCACAACGTCGCCGACCGTGAGCGCGACGGGGCGCTCGGGGTCCACGGCCAGCGCCACGTCCACGTTCTCGGCTGCGTCCTCGCCTCCCTCGGCGGTCTCGCTGATGGCGTCGTACAGGTCGTGCAGCGCGTCGATCAGCTCGCCCAACTTCATCGGTAGTCCTCCCCGCCGCCGCGCGCCTCGCGCTGTTTCTGCGCCTTGATGAACGCCTCGGCCTCGTCGTCGCTGTCGAGCGCGGGCCACGCGCTCGCGTCCTCGACCTCCTCCCACCGCTTGCCGTCCTCGCTCGCGCGCCACGCCTGGATGATCTCGACCTCGCCCTCCGGCTCGTAGCACCGCTCCGACGGTCCCCAGGTGCGCCCGTCGTCGTAGTACGCGCGCACGATCAGCTTCCAGCACGGCCCTTCGTCGGGCGTGTGGTGGACCTCCACTGCCTCGTTCAGAATCATCGTTCCTCCCTCCTAGTGGCTGCTCGTCAGGCCGCGCGCGCCACCGCGCGGCGACGGCCACGCGGCCCCGGTGGTGGGCCGCGCGCCGTTTCGCATCGTCAGGGTGTGTCGTCACCGGACGGCCACCTGCCGCCCGCGTCGGACCACGACGGCAGCTTGCCGTAGCGGTCCTCGATGGCGTCGAACGCGAGCCTGTCCACCAGCGTCGTCTGCTGCCCGCTCCCGGCGCTGCCCTCGCTCCACACGGCGGGCAGCTCGGTGCGGCTCGCCGACAGCTTCGGGCGCGTGTAGTCGCGCAGCTCGTTGAGCTGCGCCTCGTACTCGTCCTCCGTCGCGTCCGGCGCGACGAGCGCGTTGAGCGCGACGGCGACCCGCGCGATGTACGCCTCCTGCGCGGTCGTCTCCACCGCCTCGTCGCAGTGCTGCTCGCGCACCAGCCGCACGGCGGCGACCGCCGAGAGCGGGTGCCCGCTGCACGCCTGCGCGGCGAGGATCAGGCACGCGAGCGCGGTGCCCGTGCGCCCGTGCCCGCCCATGCAGCAGACCACCGTGCGGGCGGGGAGCGCGAGCCAGAGCGCCGACCAGAACTCCGCGACCAGCCGCGTCGGCGCGCTGCCGTCGGGCCAGTCGACCTTCAGCACGGGCGGGTTCGCCACCCACGGCTTCAGCTTCTCGATCAGCTCCGCCGCCGTGCCGCTCAGGACGGAAGTGCTGGCCTTGTAGACCCCGGCGCAGTCCACGACGAGGTCGGCCTGCGTGGGGTCCACGAGGTCGCCGCGCGCCCCGGCGAGCGACTTGCCGTTCATGCGGAACACGACCTTGGTGCCGCTGTGCGAGCACCAGCGCGTCGAGACGCTGCCGTAGGCCGTGGCCTGTTTCCCGTAGAGCGTTCCCTGCTTCGGCGTCGAGAGGCCGAGCGCGGCGCTCGGCGTGGTGGTGGCGCTGCCCTTGCGTCCCTTTCCCATTGTTCACTCCTCCCCTTCGTTGAGCTGCTCGGTGATGTTCACGACGGCGATCTGCACGTCGCTCGCCGTCAGGATCAGGTTCGTGCCGTCCACGGTCGCGCGGACGGGGACGTACTTCAGCGTGCTGCCGGAGTAGCTGCGCCGCAGCCGCTTACACGCGTTGTAGGCGCTCCGCACGGCGGCGTAGCGCAGGTCGTACGGCCCCTCGGGGCCGCGCTCGCGGAGGCTCTCGTAGGTCCGCTGGCTGCTGCCCTTGCCGTAGACGTTGCGCGGCGTGCCCTTCGGAGCCTTCATGCGGTACTGGATGCGGATGCTGCCGTCGTAGTCGCAGCGCGCCTGCGCCTCGAACTGCGGCTGCGACTTCTTCTTTCCCATCGAGGACAGCGAGCGCCACTCGCCGCGCTCGCTGTCCCAAAACTGCGCCGCCTTGTTCGTGACCACCGACTCGGTGAACGCGCGCCGCATCGTGCCGACCAGCTCGGCGTGCGAGACGCCGGGGAGGTCGAGCCAGATCCACATGGCGCGCAGCGCGAGGATCGGGTCGCCATTCGCCGCGAAGTCGAGCGCGTGGGTCGAGCCGAACTTGTCGAGCAGCGAGCCGTTGTTGTGCGCCGCGTTGAGCGCGCGGTGCGCGGCGCTGACCAGCCGCTCCGGCTCCACGTCGCCCCGCAGGACGCCGAACAGCGCGGCCTCCAGGTCCACCGCCTTCGCCGCCGCCGTGGCCCACGGGCGACCTCCGTAGCCGGACGTCCACTGCGAGCCGGCGAACGACTGCCACGCCGAGCGCAGGAGCGCGCGGTCGCGCATCCGGTACTCGGTGAGGACGCGCTTGTAGACGTTGTCGCGGCAGCGGCCCGAGTCGGGCGAGTTCCGCTTGTGGCGGTACTCGCCGACGCACGCCGCCGCCAGCATCCGCAGCAGGATCGCGGCGCAGCCGCCGAACAGCTCGGCGCTCTCGCCAGTCCGCAGGTTGGCGGCGTTCTGCACGCCGACCGCCATCACGTTGAGGAGCGACTGCCGCTCTACCGCATTGAGGTCCACCGACAGGCCGCGCGCGATGCCGAGCGCGAGCGCCGTGCGGTCGTACTCGGGCAGCGCGTCCTCCTTCGACGCATCCAGCCACTTCCGCGTCGGGCACTCCGCGCTGAACACGATGGCGAGGTCGCGCCGCGCCATGACGTGCGCGGCGTAGTGCGAGAGGCGCGAGCCGCCGGGGTGCCAAACGACCGTCTGCGGCGGGAAGTTCTTGACCTTCGCCTCCCACTCCACGAGGTCGCCATCGGCCTTGACGACGTACTGCGCGAGCTGGGACGCGGGGACGTAGTCGCGCGACGGGTCGCCGCCCGTCGCCGGGCCGCTGCGGATCTGCACCAGAGCGGGCTCGCCGTTGCGGCGGCAGTAGACCGCCTCCATGTAGGGCACCTCGCCGGGGGCGATGCGCGCGGCGTCGGTGATGTAGTCGGGGAACACGCTGCCGAGCGTGAACACGCGCTGCGGCCCGGTGCCGGTGGTGGCACCGTCGTTGCCGACGCCGATCACCACGCTCGACGGCGTGAGGATCGCCGACGCGGGCGCGTCGATGGGCTTCATCAGGATGATCTCGCCTTCGGGCTCCAGGGCGAACGTCGCCGCCATCACGGCGTCGAGCTGCGCGCGGTCCTCGACCACCCGCGAGTCCACGAAGCCGTGGCGCGGGCGCGTGGGGCAGGGGCGCGCGAACAGCGGGAACCCGCAGACGTAGTCGAGCGCGTTCGCAATCTCGCGCTCCCGCGCGTCGTCGTCCTGCTGCGCGCGCAGCGTGGCGAACGGCGGCACCAGCCGGATGCCCCGGTTGATGCACCACGTCCGCAGCGCCTCGAGTCCCTGCGCCTTCTGCGTCTTGTAGTGGTTCATCGTTCTGCTCCTAGTAGCTGTCCCGAGCTGCCATCGTCGGGCCGCGCGCGCCACCGCGCGGCGACGGGGCGCGAGCGCCCCGTTTCGGCATGGGACTTCAGTAGACCGGCAGCAGCGGCTCCGGCAGGTCGCACCGCTCGCAGCCGAGGCTCAGCGCGAGCCGCACCATCTCGCTCGCCATCCGCGCCGCCTCCTGCCGCGCGGCCACCAGCGTGTCCACGTCGAGCCCGCGCCCCTGGATCTCGCCGCAGCTGTTGAACGTGTACCAGCGGCCCGCCTCGGAGAGGTAGGTGGTCGCGGCCTGCACGTCCGCCGCCTTGCGCGCGAGCGACTGCGCGGCGTCGGCGATGCGCTCGTCGTACTCCATCAGCCGCGCCATCCCGGCCCACGCCATCGCCAGCGGCACGCGGTAGGCGAGGTCGCGCTGGTCGGCCTCGACCTTCAGCTCGGCGAGCGCGAGGTGCTCTCCCCAGATCGCCGTCGCGTAGTGGCGGCGGCTCACGGTCTGCTCGGCGGGGTTCGCCCACGCGCGGTAGAGCGTGCGGAGCCGCTCGTTGCTCTGCTCGATCTCCTCCTGCGTGGTCGGCTTCGGGGCGGGCTGCTCGTTGGCCTTGCGCTTCATGGTCGCTCTCCTCAGTGGCTGCTCATTCAGGCTGCGCGCGCCACCGCGCAACGACGAGCACCGCTTTACCCTGCGGCACTCGTTTCGCATTGTCCTTCGGCCTCTTGGCCTCCGCTACGACCGGGGCAGCGGGCACGCATGGGAGGTTCGCCTCGGCGACTCGCTCTCGCATCCGACCTGCTCGCTGCTGGTCCGCTCTCGCGGGACGCTCGCCTTGGTGACCTTCCGCTGCCCCTATCGCCTCCCGGCCTTCTCGCCGCCCGCTGCGTGCTCCGTTCCGCCTCCCGGCGTTCCTGGCCCCGCCTCCCGGCGGTGCCCGCTGCGTCGTCGTGCCCTCGTGCGCCTCGGGGGCTGACCCTTGAGCCGTCCAGGGCCACCCGGCCTTCGCGTCGTCTAGTTGTCAATCGCCGGAGCCCCGGCACAAAGACATTATATAGAACGCGCGCGCAAAGTAAACCCCTATCTAACTCGTTGAAAACAAAGCACTTACGGGTCGTCCGGTTGGGCGAAACGGCCCAAACCCCTAGAATCGGGCCATGCGAACCGCTCACCGATCCGCCCGGCCCCGCAGGGGCCGCAGACCGTCGGCGACCTCGCCGCTCCTGCAGCTCGTCCTGCCGCTCGCGGCGAAGGGCGCGCTCGTCGCCGAGGCGTCGCGCGTCGGCACCACGCCAGCGCGCTACGTCGCCGCCGTCGTGCAGGAGCTGGACCCCGAGGAGCGCGAGCGACTGTTCCTCGCCGCGCGGATGCGGGGCGCAGCGTGACCATCGCAGCGTGGCGCGACCGCGACCGCCTGATCGTGCGCGCGCCCTACGGCGTCGGCGTGCGATTGCGTGAGGTGCCAACCGGCAGGTGGGACCGCGCGCTGTCGGCGTGGTCCTTCGCCGCGTCGCGCGTCGTGGCGCGCAAGCTGCTCCCGATCACCGGCGCGCTCGACGCCGTCGCCGCGCTCGCGGGCGAGCAGCCCGCGCCGCCGCGCGAGGACGCCATCGCGCTGCCCGACGGCGGCGTGCCCCGATGGCGACACCAGACGCGCGGTGCGTGGTGGCTCGCCGACCGCGACGCGGCGCTCCTGCAGTACGGCATGGGCACGGGCAAGACCCGCATCGCGCTCGACGCGCTGCGACTGGTGGACGCGCGGCTCGCCCTCGTCGTCTGCCCGCTCTCCGTCGTGCCGGTGTGGCGGGCGCAGGCCGCGCGATGGTGCCCGCACCCGGAGGCCACCGTCCTCGACCTCGACGCGGGCGGCGTCGCGCGCAAGGCCAGGACCATGCGCGGGTTCCTCCTGCCGCCGCGAGCCGCGCGGCTGGTGGTGGCGGTGGTCAACTACGAGTCCGCTTGGCGACCCGCGCTCGGCGAGGCGATCCTTGAGCGCGAGTGGGACGCCGTGATCTACGACGAGTGCCACCGCATCAAGTCGCCGAGCAGCAGCGCCTCGATGTTCGCCGCGAAGCTGCGCCCGAAGGTGCGGCGGCGGTGGGCGCTCTCCGGCACGCCGCTCGCGCACTCGCCGATGGACGCCTACGCGATCTTCCGCGCGCTCGACCCCGGCGTGTTCGGCACCTCGTTCGCCCGCTTCCGCGCGGAGTACGCCGTGATGGGCGGTTTCCAGGGGAAGCAGGTGCTCGGTTACCGCAACCTCGACGGCTTCCGCGAGTCGTACTACACGCTCGCGCTGGCGCAGGACCGCGACGTTCTCGACCTGCCGCCCACGCATCACGTCGAGCTGACCGTGGCGCTGGAGCCCGCGACGCGCCGCCTCTACGAGCAACTCCGCACCGAGTTCGTGGCCGAGCTTGGCGGCGGCACGGTGACGGCGGCGCACGCTCTCACGCGGATGCTGCGCCTGCAGCAGCTCACGGGCGGCGCGCTCGACTCCGACGAGGGTCTGCCGCTCCACCGCAGCGAGGAGAAGGAGCGGGCGCTCGCCGACTTCCTGATCGACTTGGACCCCGCCGAGCCGGTGGTGGTGTTCGCGCGCTTCCGCGCCGACCTCGCCGCCGTGCGCCGCGCGGCGCGCCACGCCGGGCGCCGCGTGCGCGAGCTGTCCGGCTCGGCGCGCGAGCTGTCCGAGTGGCAGGCAGACGGCGACGGCTCCGTGCTGGCGACCCAGATCCAGAGCGGCGGCGAGGGGATCGACCTCACGCGCGCCGCGCATTGCGTCTACTACTCGCTCGGCTTCTCGCTCGCGCAGTACGAGCAGAGCCTCGCGCGCACGCACAGGCCGGGGCAGACGCGCCCCGTGACGTACTACCACCTGATCGCGTCGAGCAGCATCGACCGCTACGTCTACCGCACCCTGCGGCAGCGGCGCGACGTGATCAACAGGGTGCTGGAGGAGGGGCTGACCGATGAAGGGTGAGACCATCGCGCGCTTCGTCGCGCTTCGCCGCGAGCGCGACCGCCTAATGCGCGAGCTGGACGAGGTGAAGGCTGAGTCCGCGCGCGTCGAGGACGAGCTGCGCGAGCAGTTCATCGAGGCCGGCGTGCAGAACGTCAAGAGCAGCGACGGCGCGACGGTCTACATCGCGCCGGAGGTGCTCGCCAGCGTGCGCGCCGACGTAGAGCCGGAGACGATGCGCGCCGCGTTCGACGCCGCGGGCATCGGCTGGATGGTCCGCGAGACCGTTCACCCGAGCACGCTGCGGGCGTGGATCGCCGAGCAGCGCAAGACCGCCAACGAGATCCCGCCCGAGGTGGCGGGAGTCATCAACCTGTGCGAGCAGCACAGGGTCCGCGTCCGACTGGACGGACGCGCGAAGAACGGAGAGTGAAGCCATGCCGAAGAACGGAGAGCAGCCCAACGCGACCGCCGAGCCGAAGGGCAAGAGCAAGCAGGATCGCGGGCGCGTGGTCGCGCTGCCGAGGAAGATCGCCGACGCGATGAACGACCTCTCCAAGCGCAGCGGCGTGCCCGTCGCGCGCATCCGCAAGGTGGTCGAGGCCGAGGTGACGCGGCACCTCGCCGGGTTCGACCTCAAGGCCGCGCTGAAGGCCGAGCTGTTCAACTAGGACAAGGAAAGGAGACGCGATGAGCAAGACCGAAGCACTCAGCACCACGACCAAGGGCGGCATCCTCGCGCTGCGCGGCGACGCCGCGACGCTGGTGCAGACCGTCCGCGAGAACGTCGGCAACGAGACGCTCTCCTCGTTCGACCTCGACCGCATCAAGGTGCCCGCCGGTGGCGGCACGTTCTGGTCGGTGCCGACGATGGAGAACCCCGACGGCGAGCCGCAGAAGTCCGTCGCCGGGGTGATCGTCTACACCACCGTGCAGCGCGCGTACTGGTCCACCTCGTTCGAGGCCAGCGGCGGCGGCACGCCGCCCGACTGCTTCTCGACCGACACCCTCATCGGTGTCGGCACGCCTGGCGGCGCGTGCGCGCACTGCCCGTTCGCGCAGTTCGGCTCCGACGCCAAGAGCAACGGGCAGGCGTGCAAGATGTTCCGCACCGTGTTCCTGCTCCGCGAGAGCGGCGCGCTCCCCGCTGTGATCGCCGTGCCGCCGGGCTCGCTCAAGAACCTCAAGCGGTACCTCCTCTCGCTCGCCAGCAACGGCCTGCCGTACTGGGCCGTGGTCACCGAGTTCGCGCTCGCGCAGGCGAAGTCGCAGAGCGGGATCACCTACTCGCAGGTGTCGCCGAAGATGCTCCGGCGGCTGGACGAGGACGAGGCCGCGAAGGCGCGAGCCTACTCTGAGACGATCCGCCCGCTCGTCGCCGAGGTCCCGATGGTCGAGCACGCCGAGGTGGCGGCATGACGCGCGAGGAGGAGATGGCGCTGCTGGTGCGCGAGATCGAGGCGCTCCAGCGCGAACTCGCCACGCAGTCGAAGGTCACGCGCGAGGAGATCAAGGCGCGTCGTGAACGGCTGCACCAGCTCGCGCACGACGTCGGCGTTGGGCAGACCACGCTCGCCGACGAGGACTGACAGCGTGGCGCGACTCTACCGGGTCGTCGGGCCTCCGGGCACCGGCAAGACCACCTGGGTCGCGCGGCAGTGCCAGCACGCGGTCGGGGTTCACGGCCCCGACCGCGTGCTCGTTGCCTCTCTCACTCGCGCCGCCGCGCGCGAGGCGGCAGGCCGCGACACGGGGCTCGCCAAGGGACAGGTCGGCACGCTGCACTCCCATTGCTACCACGCGCTCGGCAGGCCGCGCATCGTGGACGCTGCGCTCGCGCGCGAGTGGAATGCTCGCGGCCTCGCCGGGGCGCAATGGCAGCTCACCATCGGAAACACGGAGCTGGAGAAGGGCGAGGCGCTCGGGCTCGGCGACGGGCAGACGCGCGGCGACAAGCTGCTCGCCAGCGTGGACTTGCGCCGCGCGCGGATGCAGCCCGAGGAACTGTGGACGATGGAGGAGCGTTCGTTCTACGCCGAGTGGTGCAGGTTCAAGGACGAGAACGACGCGTGGGACTTCACCGACCTGATCGACAACGGGTGCAAGAGGCTTCTCGCAGCGCCGGGCGCGCCGGGCGCGATCTTCGTGGACGAGGCGCAAGACCTCTCGGCGCTGGAGCTGGAGCTGGTCGAGCGATGGGCCGAGCACACCGACACCGCCGTGCTCGTCGGCGATCCGTTCCAGGCGCTCTACCACTGGCGCGGCGCGGGCGAGGACGTCATGGCGGGCGAGCTGCACAAGGTGCTCGACCAGAGCTACCGCGTGCCGCGCGCGGTGCAGGCGTATGCGATGGGACTGATCCAGCGCACGCGGTCGTGGCGCGACGACATCGTCTACCGCCCGCGCGACGTCGAGGGCGCGGTGTCGCGCACGATGGCAACGTGGAAGCAGCCCGCCGCGCTGCTAGGATTGCTGGCCGACCTGCCGGGCCGCGTCATGGTGCTCGCGTCGTGCGACTATATGCTCCAGCCGATCCGTTCGCTGCTCCGCGCGCACGGCGTGCCGTACCACAACCCGTACACGCACCGATGGAACCCGCTGCGCGAAACGACGCTGGAGAAGGTGCGCTCCATGCTGCGGTTCGCCGCGCGCCGGTGGGGGGGGCCAGAGCCGGACGACCTAGCGTGGCGACCCGAAGAGCTGAAGGCGTGGCTCCCGCTGCTGCGCTCCGCGCGCTCGCTGGACGACGAAGCGGGCGCGAAGCTGCGCGGCGCCCCCGAGCCGTGGGGCGAGAGCGAGACGGACGGGCGCGTCTACGCCGAGCGGTACGTCGCGCGCCCTGCCGTGCGGGCGCTGCTCGACGGCGACCTCGACTGGCTCCACCGCAGCGCGACGAAGGCGGGCTGGCAGTCGCTGGAGTACCCGATGCAGGTGCTGAAGTCGTGCGGCTGGCGCGGGCTCGCGCAGACGCCGCGCGTGATCCTCGGCACGATCCACAGCGTCAAGGGCGGCGAGGCGGAGAACGTCGTGGTGTTCCCTGACCTCTCGCCGAACGGCGTGCGCTCGTTCCGCACGCCTGGATGGAGCGGCATGGAGTCCGTCTGGCGGCTGTTCTACGTCGCCGCGACGCGAGCGCGCGAGTCGCTGATCCTCGGGTCGCCGTCGGGCATGGGTTCGGCGGTGCCGCTGTGAGGGAGGTTGCCGTCGGTCGTCGCCTCGCGTCGCTGGTGCGGCGCGGCGGCGGGTGGGTCTACAAGATCCACGGCGGCGGGTGGTCAGTCGCGGGCGTGCCCGACTACGTCGTGGTCTGGAACGGCGCGACGGTGTGGGTGGAGACGAAGGCACCCGGCGGTCGGCTCTCGCCGATCCAACGAGTGACCATCGAGACGATGCAGGCGCACGGCGCGGAGGTGGTCGTCGGTGACGACGCCGACGAGCTGTTCGCCGAGGTTGAAAAAAGAGCCCGGCGCGCCGAGGGGTTAGCGCACCGGGCCGGGAAAGAGGGGTGAACCGATGGTATCTGACAGGAAGCACCGCGTCAAGGAGTGCCACGCGTTCCTCGACGCGCTCTGGCCGTCGCCGCCGGAGGACGCGCGGCTCGTCCTGTGGACGTTGCCGTCGAAGGCGGTGACGCTTTGCGAGGACGCAGCCGAGGCCGCGCGGCAAGCCGTCACGCTCTGCGACGCGGGGCAGGAGGTCTACTTCGGGGTCAGCGCCGTGCGCGCCGACCTCGACGCAGGGCGCGGCAAGCGCGAGGACATGAGGTGGCTCCCTGCGGTCGCGCTCGACGTAGACGTCGCCGCCGAGGGGCGCGGCAAGACCAAGCTCTTCGAGTCGCTCGACGCGGCGGGGAGGTTCCTCGCCGAGCTGCCGCTGCGACCGTCGCTCGTCGTGGCGAGCGGCGCGGGGCTCCAGGCGTGGTGGGTGCTGCGCGAGCCCATCGACTTGCAGGAGGACGCGACGCACGCCGCGTCGCTCACGCTCGGCTGGAACTCGTTCGTCCGCGCGCGGGCGCTCGCGGCGGGCAGCGAGCTGGACGCCGTCCACGACCTGACGCGCGTGCTGCGCGTGCCGGGCACGCTGAACCGCAAGTACGGCGACGAGCGCCCGGTGCGCCTGCTGGTGTGCGATCCGGCGCGGTACAACCCGAGCGACTTCGAGCCCTACGTCGTGGAGGCGCGGCAGTCGCTCGCGGGCGTGATCGTCGGCGACCTCGTCCTGTCCGCTGGCGCGAACCCGCCGCTGGAGAAGTTCATGGCGCTGCGCGAGAACGACAAGCGGTTCGCGCAGACCTACGACCGCACGCGCGCCGACCTGCGCGGCAAGAGCGACAGCGAGTGGGACATGAGCCTCGCGTCGCAGACGGTGATCGCCGGGTGGAGCGACCAGGAGATCGCCGACCTGCTCATCGCCCACCGGCGGCAGCACGGCGGGCCGCCGAAGCTGCGAGAGGACTACTACGCGCGCACCATCCGCCGGGCGCGCGAGACGCACGTTGCCGCGACCATCGGCGCGGAGATCAGCACCGGCGTCGTGGACACCTCGACCGAGGAGGGCAAGGCCAAGGTGCTCGCCGCGTTCAGCGTGCAGACCGGCGCGCGGATCGTCGGCGTTTACCGCTACCTGCCCGAAGGCGACCGCCTCTCGTTCGCCTTCGGCGACGGGCGCAGCGAGTTCTACTGCACGCTGCAGGAGCTGTGCGACTGGCCGACGTTCTGGCGCAAGCTGTCGGCTGCGGGGTTCCTCCCTCACACCGCGCGCCCGAAGCAGCCCGAGTGGCTCGGCATGGTCAACGCCCTGCAGAGCGTGGCCGAGGAGCGGCAGGTGGACGGTGGCGGCAAGACGGCGCTGGTGGCATACTACGCAGCGATGCTCGGGCAGCGGAGCGGGATCGACGTCGAGCCGGGAACGAAGGACTCGGATGAGCCGACGCGCGCCCGCGCCGTGCAGTCGTTCGGCGCGTTCATCCGGGGCGGCTCGCTGTGGGTGCGACCGCGCGGCATCTCGGCCATCACCGAGGAGAACCGCAGGCCGATGTCGCTCACCGAGGTCGAGCACCACCTGCTCGCGGCGGGCGCGGAGAAGCGGCAGTTCACCGCGCGCCTGCCCGGCGGCAAGCAGGTCAACGGGATGTTCTTCGGCCTGCGCCTCGACCGCGTCGCCGAGCTGGCCGGGCTCGCCACGCCGACCGACACGGAGCCCGAGGTGGTGTCGTGATCGCATCTAATAGGAACGCGCGCGCGCGCGCCTCTGGCGTCCAAAATCAAATCGGGAAAAAAGCGACGCATAGAAAACATAAATCACTAAAAGTCGAGAAACTCCCTGTTCTTACTCGCCTTTTCGGATGCGGGCGCAAACTATATTTTTAGTGTCGTGCCCGTGAAAACACTAAATCCTTCCCTGAAAGGAGCCAGCCACGTGAAACCGACCGCCTTGCCGCTCGACCAGCTCCGTGAGGATCCGCTAAACGCGCGTGTCCACCCGGAGCGCAACCTAGCCGCCATCGAGGCGTCCCTCCGGCGCTTCGGCCAGCAGAAACCTATCGTGGTCGCCAAGGACGGCACCGTGGTCGCGGGCAACGGCACGCTCGCCGCCGCCCGCCGCCTCGGGTGGGACTCCCTCCTCTGCGTGCGAACTGACCTCCCACCCGATGAGGCGCGCGCCTTCGCCATCGCCGACAACCGCACCGCCGAGCTGGCCGAGTGGGACATGGAGGTGCTAGCAAGCTCCGCAGAGGAAGTCTGCGGTGAGATGTTCGAAACGCTCGCAATGGAAGAGATCATCCAGATGCAGAGCGGAAAGACCACAGGCAGCGAGTACTTCGATGCCACGTCACTGCAAGACGCTCAGGACGCAGCCGGGCTCGGCCTAAGTTTCGTCATCATGATAGCCGTGAAAGAGCCGGAGCTCATGGAGCAGCTGATCACGAAGCTCTCGGGTGGCAATCGGATCTTCCACCCCGACGCGACGAAGCGTATCTGCACTCTTTCCGGCGAGGAGGTAGCAGAGGTGATCCTTGACTAAGGAAGACCCGATCGTTCCCGACATCGAGTCCTCTGCACTCTACGCAGAGCTCGCAGAACAGGGCGGCTGCTCAACCGGAAGAGACGCTGGCAGAGACGCCTTGGTGCAGGTCGGCAAGAGATCCCGCAGCGTATCCGTGGAAAACGGTTTCTATGGGTCTCCGCGCTGGTCTTGGGAGCTGCTCGACTGCGCGATGCCGATGACGCTGGATACATACTCGAACTGCGCTTTTCAGTGCACCTACTGCTTCTCGTACTTCCAGCGCGCGATCAATCACGGCAGCGAAGCCTACTTGCTTCACAAGGTGAAGCCGGTGGACGTTCGCAAGATCATCAAGATGTTTACCGACCCGGACAAGCATGCTGGACAGTTCGCGTGGTACATCAAGGAGCGGAAGGTCGTTCAGTGGGGCGGGCTGTCCGACGGCTTCGACTTCTACGAGCGCGAACTCGGCGTTAGCCTGGAGCTGCTGCGCTTCTTTCGCGAGATCAAGTACCCCATCTCGATCTCGACGAAGGGAGTGTGGTACCTGCGCGACAAGCGTTACCGCGAGTTGCTCGAGGACTCACCGGAAGTGCAGATGAAGCTATCAGTCGTCACGACCGACCCCGAAGTCGCGCGGAAAGTCGAGGGCGGAGTTGCGACGCCACGTGAGCGGTTCGACGCGTTGCGCGAGATGCGCGAGATGGGAGTCGGTTGCGTGACGACGCGGTTCCGCCCGTACATCATCGGCATCTCAGACAAGACGGTGGACGAGCTGTTCGAGTGGAGCGCCGAGGCGCGCGTCCACTCCCTGACCACCGAGTTCATGTGCCTTGAGTCGCGGGCGCTCGGGCATGGTGACAAGAGGTGGAAGCACCTGTCGCGGTTGTGCGGGTTCGACGTCGTGAAGTTCTACAAGCAGAACTCCGTGAAAAAGACCGGGCTCATGCGACTGAACTACGACCTGAAGCGACCGTACATCGCGAAGATGAGGCTGCTTGCGGCACACCACAGGATTCCGTTCTACGTTTCCGACGCCCACCACAAAGAGTGCTCAGCTGGCACAGGTTGCTGCGGACTGCCGGACACTGGGCCGCTCTCAAACATAGCGAGGGGACAGTTCGCTGAGGCCATCCAGATCGCAAAGAAGAAGGGGCTGACGAAGTTCTCTGACATCGCCCACGACGCAAGCATGTTCAGCGCGGTGCCTTACAAGAATGCATCGGGGTTCAACTCTGGCGGGTCCAGAGAACGCGCCGACAGGTTCCACCAGAGCCTAGCGGACTACATCCGCTCCTCATGGAACGACGTGAACAGCAACAACTCACCTGCCCGATACTTCGGCGGCGCTCTCGTTCCGTACGGTACCGACGAGAACGGAGACGTCGTCTACTACTACAACATCCCGTTCATCGAGCGCGGCGAGCGGCCCGAGACAGCCGCAGAGGTGGTGGAAGAGGTGCGCAGGAGGTTCGGTGCAAACAGTCCTGGCGAGTGACGTCAAGTACGGTGGGTTCATCTCGTTCACGGATCATCTGGCCCGAGGCCTCGGAAACCGCTGCGTAGTCAGGTTGTCATCTGTAGCGTCAAGCGCTCGCGCTTGCGGTTCTATGCCGGCGAGATTCTTCCCGCCGGAGAAGCTGCCGCGCGGCTGCGTCGTCACGGCGCTCGACTGGAAGGCACGCGGCGAGCAGTTCTGTATGGCGGCAGCGCTCGGCGCCGTCAGTGCTGTCGTGTTTCACGACCCGAACGACGGCGGCCATGAAGTGATCAGAACGGCGAGCAGCCTCGGCGTCAACATCATACTGATAAGGAAGTCGCAGCTGAGGCGCGCGGAGCAGATAACCGGAGGGAGGCACGCGATGATCGTGCATCCATACACCCGTGAGTTTACCGACGAAGCAACGGTAGAAAGATCCGCACGGAAGCTCGCAGCTTCCGTGTCGCGCGTGGACTTCGACAAGCACACGGAGATCATCGTCAACGCAGACTGCGGCATTGACATCTTCGGCAGTGTAAACAGGATGTACGCCCATCACAAGCTGCCTGAGTGGTGGGAAAGGAGCTACCGCGGAATCCACAATGGCGGTGCGCGGACGCTCCTTTCGTACCGCTACAGCGTGGACATGAGTTTGATCAAAGGCGACGGCGGCGGTACGCAGTATACGACGCTGGAGGCGTGGGACTCTGGGGCGATCCCGGTATTACATCGCGGCTGGATCATGCCAGGTGACGAGATGGTCGAGGGGGAGAACTGCCTGTGCGTCGGTTGCCCGTCAGAACTCAAGGAGCTACTTGGAGCGGCTGAGCGTGGAGAGATAGATGAGGCGAAGCTAGTGGCGCGCGGGCGAGAATGCCTGCGCGATCATGACGCCGTAGCCGTTGGAGAATCGCTAAAGAAGATTTGCGCTGTCGGAAGATAGCCCATGCCAAAAGGGATACCGCAGACGCAGACCTGCAAGGCGCGCACGAAGCGCGGCGCGCAATGTACGCGCCCTGTGGTGCCTGGGATGGACGTATGTAGGTATCACGGCGGCCTTTCATTGCGCGGGCCAGCGTCGCCGCGATGGAAGCACGGACGCTACTCGCGCTACGTCCCCGAGCGGATGGTGCAGGCAGTCGAGACCCTGCGCGACGACCCGCGCCTGCTGGAGATGGCGCACGAACTCAGCGTGCTCAAGGTGCAGTTCGACGAGGCGCTCGCCAAGGCGCAGGAGGGCGGCACCGCCGCCGCGTGGGCGCGACTGCACGACCTGCGACTGGAGCTGCTCGCCGTGCGCGAGCAGGCACAACGGGCGCAGCGCGACGCTGTGCGGCTGGAGGCCGAGGGCGATGCGAGCGGCGCGGCGCGCGAGCGCGAGCGCGTCGCCGCGCTCGGGCGCAGGCAGGGCGAGCTGCTCGGTGGGGTCATGGAGGAGATCGGCAGGGGCGGCGAGGCGCGCGAGGCGCTGGACGACCTGCACCGCAACGTGCAGGCGCAGACGCGCGTGGTGGACGTCGAGCGCCGCCGCATCGAGAGCGCCAAGGCATACGCGCGCCGCGAGGAGGTCGAAGGCATCATGGCGCGGCTGGTGGTGTGCTTCCGCGACGAGATCGAGCGCGCGGTCGCAGACCCTGCAGAGAGGCGCGCTGCCCTGAGCGGCGTCGCGCTGCGCGTGCGCGTGCTGCTGGACGAGCTGCGGCACCAGGGCGCGCGGGAGCTGGCCGACGGTGCAGGCTGACACCGCCATCGAGTCGGGGCTGTACGCGGCGCTGCGGCTGCTGGATGACGCGACCGCACGCGCCGTGCAGCATGAGTCGCCCGCGCTCGCGCCGCAGCCCGGGCCGCAGTCCGAGTTCGTCGCGGCGGACGAGGACGTCGTGATCTACGGCGGCGCGGCGGGCGGCGGCAAGACCTACGGCCTGCTGCTCAAGGCGATGCGCTACATCCACGAGCCGAGCTACACGGCGGTGATCTTCCGGCGCACGACCGCGCAGGTGCGGAAGGTCGGCGGCCTGTGGGACCTCGCCATGCAGGTGCTCCCGCTCGCGGGCGGCACGCCGCGCAAGGGCGACCTCTCGTTCACGTTCCCTGGCGGCGCGACCATCGCGTTCTCGCATCTCGAGGAGGAGAAGTCGAAGCTGGACTGGCAGGGCGCGGAGCTGGCGTTCATCGGCTTCGATGAGGTGACGCACTTCACCGAGTCGCAGTTCTGGTACCTGTTTTCCCGCGCGCGCTCGAAGTCGCCGTCGATCCGCCCCGTAATCTGCGCGACGTGCAACCCCGACCCGGACTCGTTCGTGGCCGACCTGTTGCTCGACCGCTGGATCAGCCGCGAGACGGGCTTGCCGCTTCCGGGCGAGGAGGGGCGGCGCTGGCACTTCGCGCGCGACGGCGAGCGCCTGCTGTGGAGCCGCAAGCTGCAGGACCTCCGCTCGCTGGACAGCACGCGCTCGATCACGTTCATCCCGTCCGCGCTCGCCGACAACCCGATCCTCCTCTCGCACGACCCGCAGTACCGCGCGAACCTCGAGGCGCTCCCTTACGTCGAGCGGATGCGGCTGCTGCACGGCAACTGGACCACGCGCCCGACGGCGGGCCGCGTGTTCTCCCGCGCGTGGCTCGACCTCGTCGCAGCCGCGCCCGCGTCGCCGCTCGACGTGCGCTACTGGGACAAGGCGGGGACCGAGGGCGGCGGGTGCCGCACGGCTGGCGTGAGGATGCGGCGCGCTGGCTCGACCTACTACGTTGTGGATGTGGTTGCCGTGCAGCACGAGGCGGCGCTGCGTGAGAAGCTGATCCGCCAGACCGCCGAGCTGGACGGGCGCGGGGTCGAGGTGATCGTGGAGCAGGAGCCCGGCTCGGGCGGCAAGGAGAGCGCCGAGTCCACGGTGCGCTCGCTCGCTGGATGGCGCGTGCGCGCGGACCGAGTTACCGGAAGCAAGCTCTCGCGCTGGTATCCTTTGGCCGCACAGGCCGAGGCGGGCAACGTGAAGGTTCTCGCCGCGCCCTGGGCGCGGGAGTTCCTTGACGAGCTGCACAACGCGGACGGCGAGCGACCGCACCGCGTTGACCTAGTGGACGCCGCAGCCGGGGCCTTCGCCGCGTTGGCGAGGGGCCGACTGACGACCGGGATCGGCTGAACGAACGGAGGACGCACGACATGAAGCGCATCGCACTCACCCTCACCCTGCTGCTCGGCCTCGCCGTGGCGGCGCACGCGCAGCCGCGCCGAGCCACCGTCGCCGGCCTGCCGGGCTGCACCGCAGCGAACAAGGGCAAGATCCAGGTGGTCGTGGACGCCACGGGCGCGACCGACTGCTCGACCGGCGGCGACGCCAAGGTCGCCGTCTGCGTCTGTGACGGCAGCGCGTGGGCCGCTGGCATCGCAGACGTGGCTGACCTGACCGCAGGCGCGGCCAGCTCGACGGACAACGCCATCGCGCGCTTCCACCTCACCGGCGGCAAGACGCTGCAGAACAGCGTCGTGCTGGTGGGCGACACGGGGGCAATGACTGGCATCCTGAGCGCGGACATCGGCGGCGGCTACGGCTCCACCGGCGTGACCATCAGCGACGCGGGCGCGATCTCGGCAAACGGCGCGCTGACCGTGGACGGCGCCTCTGTCCTGAGCGGCAAGCTGACCACGGGCTCCGTGGTGTTCCCTGAGTACCTGACGCTCGCCGCCGCCGCAGGCGGGGCGAACGTGTCCGAGGTGACCATCACGGTGAAGGACGGCGCTGCGGCCACCATCGCCGCAGTCCACCGCCTCACCGTCTGGCTCTCCGACGCCGCGACCTGCCAGGGGCTCACCAGCACCGCGGCGAGCGGCACGGTGCAGGCCAAGGCCGCGAGCGGCACGGACCTCGCCGCGTTGACAGCGAAGAAGGCGCTCAACGTCCTCACGCTCGCCACGGGGGTCTACGTCCTCGAGATCACCGACAGCGCCAAGACGGGGTTCTACGTCTGCGCCGAGGTCAACGGCAAGGCGAACGCCTCCGCGCAGCTGGTCGCTGACAACTACGGGGCCTAGTCGCGTGAGGCTCGCCGCATCGCTCGCCCTCCTGGGGTGGGCGAGCCTGACCGCCGGGATCGCCGCGCTCACGACGCCGTGGGCGTGGGCGATCTCGGCGGGCGTTGCGCTGCTCGCCGCCGCCGCCCTGCGCGCGTGGGACGCCGTACTGGCCGAGCAGGAAGAAACGGAAGGCGGTGACAGGTGAGGCGGATCGTCAAGGCGCTGGCCGCGCGCGGCGAGAGGAAGGACTACTCGCCGCGCGCGTTCGTGCAGTTCCCGGCACCGCGCGGCGCGGTGAGCGCGGTGGACTGGAAGGTCGAGCAGGTTGCCCTCAGCGCGTTCAAAGCCTGTTCGTGGGTCTACGTCTGTGTGACGCGGCTCGCGCAGGCGCTCTCCTCCGTGCCGTGGCGGGTCTACACGCGCCCGTCGCGGCGCAACGACTGGGAGGTGGCCGAGGACCACCCTCACGAAGTCTTGCTCGAGTACCCGAACCCGCGCATGAGCCGCAAGGCGCTGATGCTGTTCCAGGGCCAGCAGGTGCTGCTGCGCGGCAACGCGCTGTTCCATCGCGTCGCCGGGGCGAACGGCGAGTCGCCCGAGCTGTGGCCGCTGAACCCCGCGCGCATCCAGCCCATCGCCGACGAGGCGCAGTTCCTCTGGGGCTACAAGGAGCAGGACGGGCAGCGGCGCGAGCTGCCAGCGGAGGAGGTCGCGCACGCGATGCTGCCCGACCCGACGAACCCGCTGTGGGGCGTGCCACCGCTGCGCGCGATCTCCGACGTGGTCGCCGCCGACATAGACGCGGTCGCGTGGAACCGCTCGATGCTGAAGAACCTCGCCGTGCCGCCGGGCGCGTTCGTGGACCCGAGCATCGTGACCGACGAGCAGCTCGCCGAGGCGCGCAACCGCATCCGCGAGCGGTACGCCTCGCCGGACAACGCGCGCACGCCGATGGTGCTCGGCGGCGGCGCGTCGTGGGTGGCGATGGGCCAGAACGCGGTCGAGATGGACTGGATCGAGTCGCGCAAGTTCACCGTGCAGGAGATCGTCGCCGCCTACAACCTGCTGCCCGCGATGTTCTCCAACGACGCGGCGACGTACTCCAACATGAGCATCGCCGTGCGCTGGATGTGGGAAAACCCGGTGATGCAGCTCCTCGACGCCTTCGAGGAGGCGTTCAACCTCCTGCTGGTCCCGCCGAAGGACCGCGCGACGACGTGGATCCACTACGACACCAGCGGCGTGCTCGCGCTGCGCGACGACCTCGCCTCGCGCGCTGCGGCGCTGCCGCAGCTCATCGCCTCCGGCGTGCCGGTCAACGAGGCCGCGCGCCTGCTCGACCTGCCGCTGCCTTCTGTCTCGGGTGGTGACACGCCGCTCGTAAGCGCTGGCCTGATGCGGCTGGAAGATGCTGCGGACCCGCTGATGCCGGAGGAGTGACGGATTGGCGCCGAAGCCGCTTCGGAATATACCGGAAGCGAGCCTCTTTACGAGGCTCGATGCGCTTGCAGCGTCGGCAGACCCGAAGCTGCGGCGGCTGTTTCTCCTGGCGATTCGCGGCTTACTCTCCGAGTCGGACAAGCGAGCGCTCACGGTTGCGCTGACCTACGGCGACCCGGACATGGCCGAGACTGCGGTGCCGTGGATCAAGCTGGAGATCAACCTAGCGGCCATGTTCCAGTCGCCGCCGATTCGCACGCTCGCCGCCGGCGCCGGGGATGCGGCCGCGTGGATGGCCGGCACGGAGCGCCGGACAGACGCAGTGCTGGAGCGCCTCGACCAGAGCGCGCAGTTGCGCGCGGCGCAGATCACGGACGAGACGCGGCGCGGGATCCGCGCGTTCGTCTCCGAGGCGCACACAGCCGGCCGGCCGATTGCGGACGTGCAGCGGGACGTAGAATCCGCGCTCTACGCAGAGGGCGGCTTCGGCCTGGACGAGCGCAGCGCGCGCGCGGTGGGTCGGCGCCTGGCTCGCATGGTGGAGCGCGAGGGGCTGACGGCGAAGGAGCGGGCGAACGCGCTCAGGACGCTGAACCGGCAGGCGCTCGCAGCGCGCGCGCGTCGCATCGTGGCGACGGAGTTGAACGCGATCACGAATCAGGCGATGCAGTCGCAGTGGGAGGCCGAGGGGAGCGTGACGCACAAGGAGTGGGTTGCGCGGATGAACAACAAGACCTGCGAGCGGTGCGCCGCGTTCGACGGCGTGGTCGTCTCGATCAACGATCCGTTCGTCTCTCGTGCCCCGTTCTTGGAGGTGGCCTTCACGCCCGAGATTCACCCGAACGGCTTCTGTGTGATGAGACCGGCGAGGAAGGCATGAGCGGCGATCTCCCGCGCGTCAACGGTCACTGGGAGGAGCTGTTCTTCGCCTGGATGCTGCGGACGGGCGGCAACGTGCAGGCGAGCGCCGAGCTGGTCGGCGGGACGGCGCGCGCCGCGTACAAGCGGCGGCGCACGGACGCGTCGTTCCGCGCCCGGTGGGAGCAGGTCGATCTGGAGATCAAGCAGCGCCGGGGCCGCTCCCCGCGCGTGGTCCGGCTGGAAGTCTACGCCATCGCCCTCCCGCCGAGGACGGTGCGGGAGGTGGAGTTCACAGAGTGCGCCTGCCGGGAGGCTAGGATGGAGACGCCATGAGCATCGAGTGGAAACAACTGCCCGCCGAGGGCACCGAGATCGGGGCCGACACGGAAAAGCGAGAGATCACCGCTTACGCCTCCGTGTTCGGCGTGGTGGACCAGGTCGGCGACATCGTCCATCGCGGGGCGTTCACACAGACGCTCAAGCACCGGATGCCGAAAAACCTCATCAAGGTGCTCGGCTTCCACCGCGAGCTGATCGGCAAGCTGTCGCACGCCGAGGAGGACACGACCGGCCTGCTGACCGTCAGCAAGATCAGCAAGACGCGCGGCGGCGACGAGGTGCTGGAGCTCGCGCGCGACGGCGCGCTCACGCACATGTCCATCGGCTACGAGGCCGTCAAGCACGACCAGAGCACGCTCGCCACGGGTCGCACGGTGAGGAACCTGCGGGAGATCAAGCTGTTCGAGGTGTCGCCCGTGGACTTCCCGGCGAACGAGGAGGCGCGCATCCTGTCGGTGAAGACGGCGCGAAAGGACATCGGAACCTTCGCCGAGGTGCTGCGCAGCGCGCAGTTCGTCGGCGACGTGGCAGGGGAGGCACTCACGGAGGAGGAGGCGCGAGCGGTCCTGACGATCATGCTCGCCATGCTCCCGCCCGAGTCGCCGCTGCGCGAGAGGATCGAGGCGCTGACCGCCGACCCCGGCGACAGCACTCCAGAGCCCGAGGCCGTCGAGGCCGAGGAGTCTGCGAGCGCCGCGCTCGCCGAGCTGGTCTCGGCGGTGGGCGGCTGGACCAACGCACTCAGAGGAGTCAGGGCATGACCGAGCAGGAACTCAAGGGATTGGTGGAGGCCGTCAAGGCTTCCGAGGTCGAGCTGAAGTCGGCGCTCGACGCGCAGGGCGCGGAGCTGAAGTCGGCGCGCGAGACGAGCGCCGAGACCGTCGCGCGCATCAAGACCGCCGAGGAGCGGATGGACTCGGCGCTGGCCGAGTTCAAGTCGGCGCGCGAGAAGGTGGACACGGAGCGCGCCGAGCTGGCCGCTCGCGTGGTCGAGCTGGAGAAGGCGGCGAAGCGCGTGGGCTACGGCGACGCGCCGCAGGAGCAGAAGTCCGTCGGCGCGCAGTTCGTGGAGATGCTGACCGGCGGCAGCGACCTCGACCGCCTCCGCGCGGGGCACCGTGGCAGCAACGGCTTCCAGCTCAAGTCGCTGGAGCGCAAGACCACCGTCACCAGCAGCGACGCCACGCGGCTCATCGTCCCGCAGCGGGACATGATGATCTCGATGCCGCAGCGCCCGCTCCGCATCGTGGACCTCATCCAGCGCGTGCCGACCACGGTCAACGCGGTCGAGTACGTCGAGGTCAACGGCTTCGGGCCGAGCGCGACCTCGAGCGTCACGAGCATCACGCGCTCCAGCTCGACCGCCACCGTCACGACCGGGGGCGCGCACGGCCTGCAGATCGGCGACGTGATCGAGATCGCCAGCGCCGAGCAGAGCGAGTACAACGGCGTCAAGGTCGTCCTCACCGTCCCGAGCGCCACGACCCTCACCTTCGCCGTGGACTCGGGCGCGACCACGCCGGCCACTGGCACGATCACTTGGCGGAACATGAGCGCGCACGGTGCGGCGGAGCCGGTCAGCGAGGGCAGCGGCAAGGCCGAGGCCCGCATGAAGTTCGAACTCAAGACCGCCATCGTGCAGACCATCGCGCACTGGCTCCCGGCGACGCGGCAGGTGCTGGACGACCTCCCGCAGCTCCAGGCGCTCATCGACAACGAGCTGATCTACGGCGCGAACCTCGCCGTGGAGCGGCAGCTCCTCTACGGCACCGCCGCCAGCCCGCAGCTCCAGGGCATTCTCACTCACCCGCTGGCGCAGACCTACGCGGGCGCGTCGCCGATGAGCAAGCTGGAGGTGCTGCGCCGCGCGAGCACGCGCGTGATGCTGTCGGAGTTCGAGCCGAACGGCATCGTCGTGAACCCGCTCGACTGGGAGGACATCGAGCTGATCAAGGGCGACGACGGCCACTACATCTGGGCGCAGGTGCCCGGCTCGGTCGGCACGCAGGTCTGGCGTCTGCCGGTGGTCGTGACCAAGAGCATCGACTACGGCGATGCCGTGGTCGGCGCGTTCAACCTCGGCGCGACGTACTACGACCGCGAGCAGGCCAACGTGCGGTTCAGCGAGCACCACGCCTCGTACTTCACCAGCAACCTCCTCGCCATCCTCGCCGAAGTCCGGTGCGCGGTGGCGTGGAAGCGGCCCTCGGCGTTCGTCGCCGTGGACTTCGGCACGGCGGAGTAGCACGAACAGGGGCGCGGGCGGGTGCCACTCTCCCGCTCGCCCGCGCCTCGCCTTTCGCGCCGCTGACTGGAGGAGGGTAGAGGAGAACTGATGGAGCTAGTAGAACGGACCATCCCGCTTCGCGCGCTGCGGAAGCTGCTCCCTCCGGGGGCGGCGCACGCCACGGTGAAGCCGGGCGCTGTGTTCCTCGCCACCGAGGCCGAGGCCATCATGCTGTGCCGTGCGGTGCTGGCCGAGCGCGTGAGCGCGAAGCCGCCGCAGGTCGAGATCGACGTGGCCGACGCCGCGCCGCCCGAGCGCGCGGAGGTCAAGCCGCCGCAGCGGTCGGCGCTTATGCACCCGACGAAGCGCAAGACGACCGGGGGCCGCAAGCGGTGATCGCCGTCGCTGACCTGCGCGCGTGGCTCCAGCTCGCGGCAGACGACACGGAGGACGACGCGCTCCTCGAGGAGATGGAGGAGCGCGCGGTCGCGCTGCTCGGCGAGCTGGTCGGCGACTACTACGGGGCCGAGACGGAGTTCGCCGAGGTCGTGGACGGCAGCGGCACCGCCGAGCTGTGGCTCGACCGCACGCCGACTGGCGCGACCGCGACGGTGGAGCTGCGCTCGGGGCAGACCTGGGACGAGGTGGACGGCGAGCTGTTCGTGGTGATCGGGCGGCGCGTGCTCCGCACGGACGGCGGGGCGTGGTCGCGCGGGGCGGCGGCGTACCGCGTGACCTACACGGCGGGTTACGCTGCGGGCGAGGAGCCAGCGCTGGTCCATCAGGCCGTGCTCGACATCGTGCGCTTCTTCTACCGCGAGGGGCGCAGCTACACGCTCAAGGAGCTGGCACTGCCCGACGTGCAGACGCGCTCGGCGGGGCCGCAGCACATCGCCTCGGTGCGCGAGCTGATCGCGCGGAACAAGAGGCCGATGCTGTGACGCAGCCAGGCAGCGTGAGCATCGGCGGGCCTTGGATCAAGGCTGAGGTCGTGACTGAGGGCGCGAACGTGCCGCTCACGATGGCGAACGCGGCGAAGCTGCTCAACAACCCGTTCAACTACACCGACCTGCGGAAGCAGGCGCTGCTCATCGCGCGCGTCACCGCGCCCGACTCGATCAGGAGACAGTTCGAAGGCGGCTACGGCTTCAGCGGCACCGGGATGAAGGTGGCGTGGTCGGCGACCAAGCCGTTCGGCAACCGCCCTCCACCGAAGCGCACGCTGTGGCGCAGCGGCAAGCTGGCACGGTCGTGGATGGGCGGGCCGGGCAAGTTCGAGGAGCACACCGGGATCCAGCTCTCCTACGGCTCCACGCTGCCCTACGCGCACGTCCATCAGTCGTTCACCCCCACCATCGTGCGCCCGAAGCGCAGGGCGAAGGACGGGCGATGGGCGATGTTCTGGAAGCTGGCGCTGTCCTTCGGCGTGTGGCTCTCGGAGGAGAAGCTCGAGCGCGGGCTGGTGATCCCGTCGCGGCGCGTCGGCATCGGGCGCGAGACAATGGCGCGCATCGGCGAGGCCGTGATCGAGAAGGCGATCAAGGTGATCGCGGGAGGCAAGTAGCGTGCGGATGCTCAAGGCGTACTTCACCGACGACGACCTCGCGCCGGAGGAGTTCGTCGCCCACCGCGTGCGCGAGTACCTCGCAGCCGACGCCAAGATGACAGCGATCTTCGGCAGCGAGCGCGTGCGTGTCCTCTCAGTCTACGTCCCGACCGAGTTCGACCCGCTGCCGTGCCACCTCATCGCGCTGTCGCTCTCGGCCGACGAGCCGGCTCCGTCGCTCCTCCGTCCGACCGTCACGATCTACCACGTCTTCAAGTGGAGCCAGAGCGGAACGCAGTTCCTCGCCGACGGCGAGGCGGGGCTTGCAACGTACTGGCGGCACGTCAATCGAGTTCTCAGTTCCGGCCCCGCCAAGCTGCTACAGTACGAGCGGGAGGACGGCAAGGTGGTGCAGACCGTGGCGCGCAGCGAGCCGGGGCAGGTGACGACGACGCCGGAGGGGCAGCTTGGCGATGGTGCTTTCGTCTTTCGAAGTGTCCTGCCGTGGGTCTACGAGTTGCGGCTCAACCCCGACGGGCAGGTGATCCGCAACTTGGTCAACGGATAGGAGGAGCGCAACGATGGCAGCGTACCCGTTCTTCAGCCCCGGCAGCGGCGACCCGACCCGCTCGCTGCGGCGCATCATTCGCCAGACGGCGAACAACGTCCCCGGCCTGCACGGCGACGCCGTGGACTTCTACCACAACGGCGGGCCGATGGGCCTGGAGCGCGAGGCCATCGAGCGCATGGCGATCCTCGGCGGCTCGGTGCGCGGCACCCCGATCACGTCGAAGCTGAACGTGACCGGGATGAGTCCGCTGTTCATGGGCGACCTCGACGCCGGGAGCCGCGCGCAGGCCGCGCTGTTCCTCTCGCACTTCCAGGGGTACCTCACCACGAACCCCGGCAGCGGCGCGCACTACCGCCACCGCATCGGCGACCACCTGCGCGCCTCGCCCGGCACGCAGCAGCTCAACAAGCTGACCATGATCGGAGACGACGACAAGGGCTACGCGACCCGCGTGGTGGACGTGGTGCCCAACGGCTTCAACCTCAGCATCGCCTCGCGCGCCAACGTCGCGCTCGACTTCCCGATGTTCCCTGGCGCGGCCGACCTGTGGGCCGACGCGGTGGAGGGCGTCGGCAACACGGGCACCATCAGCGCGACCACGCTGCCGGTGCTGCGCGGCTGCGCCTGGAACGCGCACTTCCCGACCACGCAGGCGACCGACACCGACATCATCGTGACCATCACCGCCGACGATCTCACCACGGTCAGCTTCACGGTGAAGATGGGCGCGGCGGGCACGGCCAGCTCCGCGCAGACCGCTACCAAGGGCGCGTGGACGCGGCTCTACTACAGCGACGCGGACCTCAAGCTCGGCACGCGCGGCAACTGGGTGTCGATCTACTTCCACGGCGGCAGCGCCGACGGGGAGTACGTCACGGGCGACACCTTCACCTTCGACGCGCGGCGCGCGGTCTGGACCCCGACCTTCGACACCGAGGTCGTGATCCCAGAGATCAACTGCGTGTTCTACATCGACGGCGAGGAGATCCCGATGGACGGCGGCATCCAGATCGCCGCCTCGCAGGACACCGTCGAGACGCGCTACGTTCCGGGCGGCGAGCAGCCGGTCGGCACCTACCGCGCGGGCTACAAGACGGTGAACATCAACGTTTCGCGCCGCTACGTCGATCTCACGCTGGAGCGCAAGCTGCTGAACGCCTCGGTCGTGTCCTTCGTGGCCGAGGGCTACAGCGACGTGGAGATCGGCAGCACGGGGCAGGACTACGGCGTGGCGTTCGTCGCGCCGAGCTGCCGCGTCACGGGGACTACCTTCTCGACGGACCAGGGCGGGACGAACAGGGACGAGGCGCTGGTGCTGCAGGCACGGATGCCCGACCCGGATCTCGACTTCGACTGGGACGGCGAGACCGTCGAGGGTGACTTCGAGGTGATCTTCGACACGGACTTCGCCGCGATCCCGTAGCGCGACGAGGGCACCGTGGCCGACACGGTTGCGAAGCTAGTAATCCTCGCTGATGGCAGCGTCGCCCGCCGAGAGTTCGACTCGGTGGGCGACGCTGCATCTGCGGCGGGCATCGAGATCGGCTCGAGCCTCGGCGGCGGGCTCCAGCAGGCGAACGCCGCGTTCTCCTCCATCGACAAGCAACTAGCGGCAGGGAACCTGACGCGCCTGCCGCGCACCATCACGGCTGCGTCGATGGCCGTGGACAAGCTGGAGAAGGAGCTGCTCGATCTCCGCAAGGCGGGCAAGTCGACGGAGGACCTCGAGCGCGCCATCGCTCGGATGCGAGCGCGGCTGCAGGAGGCGACGACGCAGGCGGGCCTTTTCCGCGACAAGATGGAGGAGGTCACCCGCAGCGCGAACGCGGTTGCCATCGGCTCCGACTTCGGGAAGATGGGGACGAAGATCGGCGCTGCTCTCGGCAACACGCTGGAGCTGATGAGCAAAGTGTTCTTCGCGGCGCAAGCCATCGGTCGCAGTTTGGACACCGCCGGCATGGCCGCCGAGGAGTTGGGCCGGATGTTCGGCGGGCTGGACGAGGAGACGCAGGAGGCGACCGGAGCCATGCGCGAGTTCGGGCGCGCGCTCTCCTCGTTCGACATCGGCGGCGCGTCGGCGGCGCTCGGCAAGTTCGCGGGCAGCGTGATCGTGGACATGACCGACGCGAGCAAGTCCGCGACCGGCTCGCTGAAGGACCTGCAGGCGCAGATCGAGAGCATGACCGGCGTGACGCCCGCTGCGGTCGAGGCGTTCAACAAGATCAAGGAGGCGCAGCGCGGGATCGTCGCCGAACGCGAGAAGGCGATCAAGACGCTGGAGCTGCAGACGAACGCGACCGTGATGCAGGCGCAGGCCGAGGACAAGGTCGGCCAGCTCACGGACGAGTCGCGCGCCGAGCTGCAGAAGCTGCTCGACGCATGGGAGGCGCGCGGCGACGTGCCGCCTGCGAAGCTGCAGGCGCTCGCCGATAAGTACGGCCTCGTCAGCACGGCGCAGCGCGCGTTCCTCCAGCAGATCGAGGGCGAGGAGAAGGTGCTACGCAAGCGCACCGACGCGCTGCTCGAGGCCGTCGAGGCGGCAGAGCGCGACGGCAAGCTGACCACGGAGGCGCGCGCGACGATCCGCAAGCTGCTCACCGAGGAACTGTCGCTGTGGGACAAGCTAGGCGTGACCGCGCCCGAGGCGCTGGAGAAACAGGCCGCAGCCTACGGCGTGGCGAGCAAGGCAGCGCGCGAAGCCGCCGATGCTACGCGGGCCTACGCCGACGCGCTGCGCGGCGAGAACGAGAGCCTGGAGAAGCAGACCCTCGCCATCGTGGAGGGTACGCGCGCGTCGCAGCTCATGGGCGAGCTGACCGGCGCCGCGCTGGCGAAGGCGCGAGAGGACATCGCCGCGCTCGTCACGAAATACCAGGAACTCGGCATCGCCGTGCCGGACGAGCTGGCACAGATCGGTAACGAGGTCGGCGCGTTCGTCGAGGCGAACGTGGCGAAGTGGAACGCCTACGTCGAGAAGCTGAAGGAGGTGATGGCCGAGGGCAAGAAGCTGTACGACGAATCCCTCGCCAACACGAAGAAGCTGGAGGAGCAGCTCGACGCGCTGAAGGACACGCCGACGACGAGCGACAGCACGGCAAAGATGCAGAAGGAGCTGGACGCGCTGCGCGAGAAAGGAGTGCTCACCGCCGAGGAGATGGTGCGGCAGTCGCAGCTGCAGGACGCCATCAACGGCGTGACGGGCGCTGAGGAGCGCAGCGCCATCGCCAAGGCGAAGCTCGCCAAGGAGACGGAGATCCTCGACGCGCTGGAGAAGGAGCGGCTCGACCGGCTGAAGATCGAGGACGCGGTCAACGCCAAGCTGCTCGACGCGTACTACTCGCAACTCGAGCTGCAGGCGCAGCTCAACGACGCGAACCGTGGCACCGCCGAGGCGGCGGGCGAGGTCGTCACGAAGATGGACGGCGCGGCGAAGTCGATCAGCAACGTTGGCGAGGAGTCCAGCGTCGCGTTCATCGAGCTGGAGGACGGCACGAAGGTGCTGACCAACGTGGCCGACGAGTTCGACAACGTGGCCGGCAAGGCCGAGCTGGCGAAGGAGCCGGTGGACGAAATCGGCGAGTCGTTCAAGACGCTCGGCGAGCAGGCCGACGAGGCGCTGCCGAAGCTGGAGACGATGCGCGACCTCATTCGTGAGATCAGGAAGGAAGCCGCCGCCATCAGCATCGGCGAGGACGGCAGCGTGGGCGCGTACTGATGGGCCAGACGTTTACAATCGTAGGCGAGGAGGAGTCGTGGTCATTCGCCGACCCGTTCGACACGCTGCGCGCTGCGAAGGAGGGGCACCTGTTCGCGGCACAATGCGACGCGGTGAACGTGGCGCTGGAGCAGATCCTCGCCGTGCTGAAGAAGGCGCGCATCAAGGCGCAGGAAGCGCGCGTCGAGGACGACCCCGCCCGCCCGCCATCCCCTGTGGAGCTGGACCCGTGGGCGCTCTACACGATTATGAATGGCCTCGGGCTCCACGCGAACTACGGCGGGACGAATGTATCGGCCAGCGGCGGTCGCGGTGCTGAGACCTGGGCAGCTGCGATCCGGCACTTCGGGCGCGTTCCGACGAAGGCAGAGTTCGCGATGTGGTACAACGCACGCTACAAGAACAACGGGAAAAAGTGATGGGACTGCTAACCGACCTCGTCAGTGCGCGCGACCTGTTCCGCGACGTGACCCGCGAGGCCGAGCGGTTCGGCAAGACGCTGCAGGAAGCGATCTCGCCGCTGCCGCCCGGCGGCGCGCCCTACGACACGCCGCTGGTGTTCGGCCCCGGCGGCGCGCCCGTGGACACGCGCGCGCCGGGAGTGCCCAAGTCGCCGCTCACGCCGAGCGGCATGGCGGCGACCGTCGCGCCTCCGCCCCCAGGCTACCCGGCCAACGTCCTCAAGCCGCCGCCCACGGTCTACGGCCCCGACGGCAAGCCGATCACTCCGCCCAAGGGCGGGCAGGTGTGGGACTCGCCCGACGACTGGCGGACGCCAGCGCCGTCGATGGCAAACCCGGGCGAGGGCGAGTGGCTCGACCCGGGGCGCGGCGGTTCGAAGATGGGCAAGAGCGGAAGCGGCGGCGACGCAGAGAAGCCGCGATGGGCCGTCCGTTTCGGCGACGTGCGCGGCATTCCGAACCTTCGCTTCTGCACGCCGCCGGGTGAACCGCAGCAAGCTGGCAAGAGTACGCAGGCGCTCCTGTTCCCGGTGAGCAAGTATGGGTTCCTCGGCGGTGAGGTCAACTACCTCAAGCTACCCGCCTACGACTGCACCTCCGTGGTCGCCTGGAAGTTCGAGTGGCGCTTGGTCTACATCGACTGCACGCTGCTCCATCAGTACAACGCCGAGCGCGGCGTCGGCGGCGAGGCATCGAAGGTGAGCGGCAAGAGCAGCGGCGGCAGCGGCACGACGCAGGGCGCGGACCGCAGCGGGCAGATGAAGTCCTACATCTGGGGCACCTCCGGGGCCTACGGCAACACGGGCGCGCCCATCGCCGGGCTGACCAGCGCGAACGGCAAGAGCGTGAGCGACCCGAAGGTGGTCGAGGGGCTCGGGGCCATCGTGGCGGAGCTGCAGGCGCTGCGCCGTGAGCAGCGACCGAACATCACCGACGTGAGAGCGCGAGGACTCGGATGAGCGACGAGCACGGCTACCTGTTCTGGAACAACCCGTTCCTCGCGGACCCGCCCTACCTCGACGGGCACACGCTCGACGCGGCCTCCTGGCCCGGCTCGCTGTCGTGGAGCCGCGCGCCGGGGCTGGTGTCCGTCGAGACGCTGGCGCGCACGCACGTTCTGCAGCGCCCGTACCTCGCCGCCGGTCCGTACACGCGGCGCGCGTACTCGTTCACCATCGCCTATCAGGCCGTCGGGTGGGACGACTTCCGCGTGCTGGAGCGCGCCGAGGCCAAGGGCGGCGTCTACTTCTGGCCGGGGCTCTACGCCGCCGAGACGTTCGCCGCGACGGCGGGCAGCACCTACTACATCGCGCGACCGACGCCGTGGGGCACCGTGCCCGGCGTGACCAGCGTAACGCACCCCGTCACCTTCTACCTCGACGGCGTGGAGGACGCAGCCGCCGCCACGCTCACTGGGCAGTCGGTGGGCGCGCTCAAGACCGGCGTGCTCGAGGTCTGCTACCCGGCGATGTTCCGCGTGATCGTGTCCGGCGTGGACTACAGCGTGGACCAGCCGAACAACCTCACCATCGGCTGCTCGATGGAGGAGGTCATCCAGCTCTCGTGAGCGACCTGCACGCGGTACTCGCCGAGCTGACCGAGCCCGCCGAGCTGGCGGCGATCGCACTCGGATCGGACACGGTAGACGAGGAGCTGTTCGGCACGGCCGACTCCGACGGCACGGTGGACGCAGCCGCGCAGCCGCGCAGCACGGCGGCGATCACGGTCGGCTTCGAGCTGGTGGTGGACGGCAGCGTGGTGTCGCTCACGCGCGCGATGCCCGGCTGGACCGTGACGCGCAGCCTGGACGCGCAGCTCCAGACGTGGACGATCTCGTTCGCGCTGGATGACGCCGAGGGGCAGTTCGGCAACCCGTTCACCCACAGCGGCCCCGCGCTGTGCAAGAAAACCGTGACGCTGCGCGGGGTCTACCTGACCAGCACCGGGCTGCACCGCATCCCGCTCATCACGGACGGCATCGCCGACGTGACCACGCGCAGCGTGCAGGTGGGCTCGCCCTGCGTCGAGGAGTTCTCCGGCGTGGACGCGGGCGGGCGCTACGACCGCAAGACCGTGACGCTGGTGCTCAAGCCGGGCCACGGCTTCACGCGCGGCGCGGTGGTGCAGAAGATCGCGGCGAAGGCCGGGATGCTGCAGACGAACGTGGACCCGAGCGGCGCGAGCTGCAAGAAGGAGGTGCAGCTCGTAGACTCCGACTGGCTCTCCGTCGCCTCCGAGATGATGGAGGTCGAGGGCCGCACGCTGGTCTGGGACCGCGACGGCCTGCTGTCCAATCCGCGCACCAGCCGGCCCGAGAGCGGCGAGGCGACGGCGTGGACCTTCGACGAGCGAGACTTCGACGCCGCCGCTGGCATCCGCATCCAGCACAGCGCCGACGTGCTGACCGACCTCACGCTCACGACCTGGGAGCAGAACCTCGGCAGCGACGAGTGCCCGCCCGAGGAGCACGAAACGGAAAGCGAGGAGCAGGCGATCTACAAGCCGCTGCAGGAGACGTATCAGCAGGTCGGCTCGATTGCCGACTCCTGGGTGTTCAACACGGTGCCGCCGGACACGGCCGACGCCGAGCTGATCCCTGTCAAGGTCGTGCGCCACGAAACGATCAAGCGGTGCGGCACGTTGGTGTGGGAGCGGACGCGCGAGTGGGGGTGGAAGAACTGGATCGAGCCGCGCATGAAGTGGGACTGGGTATGGCCTACGACGCCTGCGGAGTACGGCTTCCTGCCGCAGACCTGCTACACCAGCGACAACGACGAGGAGGGGCAGTCGCAGGGCTACGCCTACGAGAAGGAACAATGGTCGCTGCTCGGCATCACGGAGGTCTGGCACTTCTACAACTGGCGCGGCTACTCGCGCGGGTGGAGGCAGACCCCGGCGCAGACGACGTTCGGCGGTACGTCCGACTTCTCGCATCAGGCTTGGGCCGCGCTCTACCTTACCTCGATCCAGAGCGGCGAGCCCGGCGAGCCGGGCGGCGTGCCCCGCGGGCGGTGCAACCCGCTCGGCTCCTATCTCGGCTCCGTCACCGCGCAGATGGCCCCGAAGTTCGCGCGCGCGGCGGCGCACACTCCCGGCAACGACGGCGAGGGTGGGCTAGACGCTGGAACCTACTGGCTCGGCGGCGCGCAGGACTGCGTGAGCAACTCGTACCCTTACTCCCCATACAACGGGCTCTGGTGGTCCGTCCCGATGAACACGCCGGGGCTGAGCTACGGCGGCATCGAGAAGGTCGTGCCCGTCGCCTTGACCGTCACGGCGCAGATCGACCGCGAGGGGCGCGGCACGGTGACGGAGGAGATCAGCGCGCACTACGGCTGGATGGTGCTCCCCGGCTCCGGCCACACGTTCGCCGACGGGATGAACTCGCGCTACGACACAGAGAAGTTCTGGCTCGTCGGCACGGAGCTGGTCACCTACGAGACGACAGGCGAGGGCGAGCACGTCCGCACCGCCGTGACGCGCGACCAGGACGGCAACGTGATCGGCACCTTCCGCGAGACAGGCGAGGGCGCGGGGCCGCAGCTCCCGATGCTCGACCTGCCGGAGCGCGACTCGTCCGAGTACGAGAGCCCCGAGCAGGAGGACGAGCTGGTGCAGCCAGCGCGCCGCAGCGACACGAAGCAGATCAAGGTGCGCGTGGTCGCCGAGGGACTCGAGGAGTGCCACGAGAAGTCGGAGCTGAAGACCGAGGTGGAGTGGGCCGAGAGCGAGGAGGAGCTGATCGCCGTCGGGCAGCGCATGGTGGAGGACAGCGCGGCGGCGACGGTCAACGTCACGCTCGCCGGGTGCAACTTCTTCGTGGAGCCGGGGCAGAGGCACAGGTGGAAGATCACCGTCGCCGGGCTCGACCACGACGTGCGGCTGAGGTCGGTGACGTGGAGCACGGACGGCCTGCGGATCACGACTGCGCTGGAGGGCAAGGCGTATGGCTGGTAGCACCCACACGCAGCGGCAGGGCTGGAGGCCTAGCACCGCGCGGTCGCGCACGCTGGCCGGGATGCTGGAGTCGCGCCGCACCGCCGAGGCCGACCTGCGCCGCGCGATCTACGTCCGCCCCCACGGGCGGAAGTGGCACATCGTGCGGAACATCTGCAACGAGCAGGAGTACGCCGTGGCCGACGGCCTCGCCTTCGGGCGCACGTTCACCGAGGGCACCATCGTGATGCTCGGCTCGCAGAGCGGGCGCAACGGGGAGTTCCTGATCTGCGGCCCGCCCGCCGGGGGCATCGGCGCGAGCGGCTACGCGATTTCGCCAGCTTACCGACACGTCGGTCCAGCTCCAACGCCGCCGCCCTACACGGAAAGCCCCGGCCTCGTGTCCTACTCCGGCGGTACGCTCTACTCCGCGTGGTCCTCGCATCCTGAGGACCCGGAGGCGATGCCGAAGATCCGCATTGGCTCGATGGTGCCGGAGTATCTCGCCATGCCGCCGAGCGCGATGCTGCTCGGCACGCAGAGCGCGCTGATCCCGGCTGCGTCCACGCTGCTCCATACCATCGATCCGGAGAGCATGGGCGAATCGGCGCTGTCAGGGGTCGGGCACTTTTCCGTACATGATGGCATCGCCTTCATTTACGGCGGCAACTCCGCGATGACGGTCAACGTGAGCACGGGCGCGGTGGTGTCCACGGCCACCGTCACCTACGACAGACCCTTTCCAGAAGTCGGCAACTCGGTACGACAGGGCGATAGGCTGTTCATCCTTGGCGACGATGGATACGACCTCGTTGCTTTCGACTGGCCGAGCCTGGAGAATGAGAGCGTGGTCGAGCTGTCCAGGCCGTATAAGACTCACCCTTTCGGCATCGCACCCTACGGCAGCACGGAGGTCGCCGTGTTCCGGGGTGGCGAGTTCCTCTCCGATGAGCGAGCGATCTACCGCTGGCGCTACAACGGCGCGCTCACGCAGACGCAGGGGCAGACGACGTACCAGCTCCCGACGAGCGGTGCTCTCGCCGTCGCGCGTACCGGGAAGAACGTTATCTGGGATGGCACCTACTACCTCGTACCGACCGTGTTCGGCAGCTTGCAAACGCGCGGCTACTACGGTATCAACGCAGCGCACAATGGTGGCGCGTCGGTGGCCCCCGACGTGTGGCCGCTAGATGAGTTGGACGTAGTCCACTACCCCGCTTGGGCGTGGCCTGCGACAGTGCCGAGCGGCTCGCCCGTGGACGGCACCGTGTCCGAGGATCCAGGCGTGGTCAGGCTAGTATCTAACGGGTCCTCGCTCGCGTTCGTGGAGTGGGTCGGCCCGGAGCCCACTCCGATTTAGGAGGAACGATGATCAACTTGAAGTGGTACGAGAGCGACGGGGTGACGCCGGCGACGGCGCTTTCCTTCGCGCAGACGAACGGCACGCCGAGCACGGCGCAGGAGCTGTGGCTCCAGAACGACGGCACCGAGGACGCGCCCGGCGTGTCCGTCACCGCGCTGACGCGCGACCAGGGCTCGTCGGACCCGTACAGCTTCGACGACGAGATGGCTGCGAACCGCTGGCTGGAGGTGCGGCTCACGGGCCAGAGCGCCGGGGCCACGCCGCACACGACCGCGTGGACGCCCATCGGCGCGGGGCGCAGGCTGCTCACGCGCTCGATCCCGGCGGGCGAGTCGCGCACCGTGGAGGTCCGCACGAACATCCCGGCGGGCGTCGGCACGCAGGCGAAGGACATCCTGCTGCGCCCCACCGCCGCGAGCGCCGTGGTGCCGCTGGAGGACGCGCCCTGGCGCGAGGGCGTTCGTACCATGCTCGGCGACGCGGGCGCGAGCTACATCGCGCAGGGCGGCGCGGTCACGCCGACCGGCACGCCGGACGACGAGGTCCACGTCGCCGACGTGTCCTGGGTCGCGGCGGGCGAGCCGCTCGCCCTCGCTGGCGCTGCGGTGGAGCTGAGCCAGACGGCGGGCGACGGCGCGCTCGGCAGCGGCGAATACTACTGGGCGGTCCTCTCGCTCAAGGACGACGGCACGTTGACCACCACGAAGGGCAACGCGCTCACCGCGCCGCAGGCCCCGAGCGCGCGGCCCGACGCGCCGACCGGCGAGCTGATCCTGGCCGACGTAGCGGTGGACTACGACGCGGGCGGCGGGGCCATCGGCGCGGCGGACATCCTCACCGACCGCCGCGAGTCCGGCGGGTTCGACCTTGCCTACTCCGCCGCCTCGCTCTCGGTGGAGGTCGCCCCCGGCGAGGCCGTGGTGGGCCGCAGGCTGGTGCGGCGAACCGCAGCCTACGACCTCGACCTAAACGCCTCGGAGACGGCCTACATCGTGCTCGGCTCCGACGGCGCGCCCGTCGCGGCGACCTCGCCCTACGGCTCCGAGGCCGTGCCGCTGTGGGAGGTGACCACGGACGGCAGCGGCGTCACGGCGGTGCGCGACCTGCGCCCGCTGCTCCCGCTGCGCCGCGAGGTGCGGCTGCGCTTCGAGGTCGCCGGCACGCTCTCCGGCTCCAGCGCCTCCGTGCCGCAGCTCATCACCGTGCCGCTGCGCCTCGCGCCCTTCGCGCCGCTGCGCTGGTGCGTGGGCGACACGGGCGGGACCAGCGGCCAGACGGAGATCGACCTGGAGGTGAGCGCACCGGGCGGCGGCGCGTGGACCAGCCTCGGCGCGCTCGGCGCGGCGCTGGCCTACGACGCCACGGACCCGGCGGCCTCGGGGCTGGTGGAGACAACGACGCTCGCGGCGGGGAGCCGCGTGCGCGCGGTAGTGGGCGCGGTCCCCGGCACGGCGTCGGCGGACCTGAGCATCGAACTTCTCACGGAGGAGGCATAGCGTCATGGGAGTATTCGCCGAAGCAACCCGCAACAAGATCCTCGACCACATCACCGCGCGCGCGACCTACGCGGCGGTGAGCGTGTACCTCGCGCTCTACGACGGCGACCCGACGGGCGCTGGCGCAGAGATCGAGACGCCAACACAGAACGGCTACGCTCGGCAGCAGCTCAGCTCCAGCAACATGAGCGCGGCGGCGAGCGGCGCGATCACGAACTCGGCCGCGATCACCTGGGGTCCGGCGACGGCGGCGTGGGGCGACGTGACCTACGTCTGCGCTTTTGACGCCTCGACCGATGGCAACCTGCTCTGGTACGACGACGTAGCGACCAAGACCGTCGGCAGCGGCGACAGCTACCAGATCGCCGCAGGCGACCTCGACCTCACGCTCACCTGATGCGACGCCTCGCACTCTCACTCCCCTTCCTGTTGCTCGCCGCGCCCTCGCTCGCGCAGGTGTGCACCAACTCCGTCACGCTCCGGCAGGAGACGTGCCCCACGGGCACCACCTGCACCACGAAGGGCAGCACGCTCACCTTCGCAGAGCTGGACGACAACCTCGCCAACGTGGCCGAGCTGTGCCTCGGCGCGACCGCGTACCTGAAGGACGCATTCACGACCATCGAGGCGGACGCCGGCACGGCGCACACCGCATCTGGGGCTGACTCGGTATACTTTCTAGGGAATCCTCCGATCTCGACCTCCACAACGGAGATTGCCGGATCGAAGAAGGTAACAATCGGGCTCTCGTCTGGTCAGGTTGGGCCGGAGTTTCTACTGACCATTGGCGGAGCACCGGCCATCGATGAGGCGCTGAAGTACACAGAGGATGGCGGCTTGGCGTACTTCTATTGGGACCCCGACGACGACATCCCCGACGCTGGCGATTACACGAACCTCACCGCCGGGCGCTCGCTCACCGCGCCGAGCACGGGCACCATCGACGCGGACCTCGAGCTGTACCGCGACACGAAGTGCATCACGGTGTCCTCGCCGACTGCCTCTGACGACTGGCTGTTCTTCCGCGCCGAGTCGGCGCTCACCGTCACCGGCATCGACTGCATGGTGGTCGGCGGCACCAGCGTCGCAACGCTCGTCAAGAAGTGCAACAGCAACGGCGGCTCCTGCAGCAACATCGAAGCGTCCATCACCTGCGCCACCACGAACACCACCGAGGCCAGCAGCATCGACAACGCCTCGGTGGACGCGGGCGACTGGATTCGCGTGGACCCTGGCACCGTCACTGGCGCCGTCACCCAACTGAGCGTATGCGTCACGTTCACCTGGGACGACTGATCCTCGCGCTCGCGCTGCTCGCCGCCCCGGCGGCGGCGCAGCAGTACCTTGCCCCGGTCAGCGACGTGTCGTGCAGCGGATGGCTGCGCGAGCCGTATGCCACAACGAACATGTACCTAAACATAGACGAGGGGAGCGCCGACGGCGGGACGACCTACATCTGGATCTCTGGCACGACCGCCACCGCGTCGTGCGAGGTCAAGATGAGCCCCGCCCTCGACCCGGTGAGCAACACGCAGCACTGGATCGCTGCCGACTTCTTCGTAACGACCAGCGGTTCGTGTGGCACCACCGTCAACCTCGATCTCATGCAGGGGACAACCGTAATCGCAACGCACTCTGTTACAAGCCCCGCCTGGTGGGGGACGTGGAGCGGGGTGCAGCTTACGACAACGCAAGCTGACTCAATCTCCGACTACGGCGACCTGCGGTTGCGGTTCCGTTATACGCCAAGCGGCCGGTGTGTCTCGTATACCTTCTACGTCACTTGGGGCGCCGTGCAGATCCCGTCCGACCCCCGGACGCAGCGAGTGATGCAGGTGCAGTGAGATGGCGGACGGCCGCTTCGTAGAGCCCGGCTACGTCGGCGAAGGGTACGTCGATGTCAGCGTCGATGTCAGCGGCGCGGCGTCGGCGTCCGTTGTCGGCAGCGTGATCCGGGGCGCGCAGGCCGCGCTTGCCGCCGTCGCGGTTGTCACGGTCGCGGCCACGCTCACGGCGGGCGCAGCCGCCGCGATCAGCGGCGCGTCCTCCGTCGCTGCGGTCGGCGAGGTGCTGTCCGGCAGCGTGCAGGTGGAGGTCGCTGGCACCGCCGCCGTCACGGCGCAGGGGCAGCGCACTGCCGGGGTCGCCGTCGCCGTCGCCGGGAGCTGCGAGGCGACAGTAGCCGGCTCGCTCCTGGCGCGTTCCGCACCAGCCGTAGCAGGCAGCGCGTCCGTCACGGTCGCCGGGAGCGCAACGGCATCGGGGCAGGTGGCCGTCGCCGGGAGCGCGTCCGTCGCTGCGACTCCGCGCCTGCTGGCATCCGCCAGCGCGAGCGTCGCCGGAGTAGCGGAGGTCCAAGCTGCAGGAGTCCTCTCCGCACGCGCCGCTGCTGTTGTCTCCGGCAGCTCCTCCGTCCAGGCTGTCGGCTCGCTCCTGGCGCGCGCCTCGCCCGCCGTAGCGGGCAGCGCCGAGGCCACGGTCGCTGGCTCCCTCACGGCGCGCGGCTCCGCAGCCGTCGCCGGGGCCAGCGACGTTTCGATCTCCGGCACGGCCAGCGGCTCCGCAGTCGTTGCCGTGGCTGGCAGCGCCGCCGTCCAGGCCGTCGGCTCCGCGCAGCTCGTCGCGTCGCCGCAGGTGTCGGGCTCGGCTGCGGTCGAGATCGCCAGCTCCGCGCAGCTCGCGGGAGCGGCGCAGGTGGACGGCTCCGCGTCCGTCACCGCGCAGGGCGGCGCGCTGCGCCTGGCACAGGTCGAGGTCGCAGGGAGCGGGGCGGTCGCCGTCGCAGGGGGCGTGCTGCGCGCCGCTGCCGTGGAGGTCGCAGGCGCGAGCGCGGTCACCGCCCCCGGCTCGCTCACCGCGCGCGCCGCCGCTGCCGTGGCCGGCGGGGGCACGGTCACGATCCTGGGCGCGCTGGGCGGCAGCGTCGCGGCCACGGTGTCGGGCGCGTCGTCCGTTCAGGCCGTCGGCTCGTTGGTCGCAGCGGGCGCGGTGGTCGCCGTGGCCGGCGAGGGCAGCGTCACCATCACGGGCGACATCGTGGCTGCGCCCGTGGCCGACGTGCTCCCGTTCGGCTACGCCGGAGCGCGGCGCGGGCCGATCTTCGGCGAGCCGCTGCGGAGGCTCTACAAGCGCGCCTCGCTCGGGGAGCGCATCGCAGTTCTCGGCGGCAGGGGCCGCAGACGGTAGACTACTCAGGAGGAGGCACACGATGAAGCGAGGATGGATTCTCATGGCGCTGGCAGCGGTGCTCGGCGCGACGCTGCTCGCGGCGGCTCCGGCGAAGGTTCCGGTGTACCGCTTCGCCGAGTACCCGCCCGCGACCGGCTACGTCAACGCGCGCGTGCTCGCGGCGAACGTGGCCGAGGAGGTCACGGTACCCGCCGACTGCGACGTGATCGTGTTCGGCGCGACGGCTGCGTTCTACCTGCGCGCGGACGGGAGCGCCGCTGCGGTGCCGAGCGGCGACGTGACGGACGGCACGGCGAGCGCCTACATGCCGAGCGCGCGGCACTTCGCGCCAGGCGACACCTTCTCGCTCGTCGCGCCGGCGACCGCCGTCGTGACGATGGAGTGCTTCGACCGTGCGCCGTAACCTGCTGCTCGCCATCGCCCTCGTCTGCTCGCCGCTGCTCGCGCAGGACGACATGACGCTGACTGCGCCGCCGAAGCTGGACCCCTACCTCGGGGTCAGCGACACGGGGCACGTCGTCCTCGAGGGCGACGCGACCGCGTGGAGCGACGAGCGGGCGCCTGACTGATGGAGCCGAGCCCATGACGCCGCAGGAAGTCGAGGAGATCGTCGCGCGAGTGCTGGTCTCCGACCCGGAGGGCAAGAGCTGGTACTCGGCCACGGTCAGCAAGCTGCAGGCGTTCCTCATCCTGTTCGCGGTAATCAGCGCGCTCGTCGGCGGGATCACGGGCGGCGTGCGACTGTTCGTGCTGCCGGAGGTTCGGAACATCACGCTGGAGTCCGAGGAGCAGCACCACGCGCGCGTCGCATCCGAGTTCGCCACGAAGCGGGAGCTGGACCGCGAGATCGCGCGCGTCGAGCTGAGCGGCGAACCGAGCCGCGCCGAGGTCAAGGTATTGCAGGATCAGGTCGTGACACTGAAGCAACAGACGGCGCGGATCGAGGAGAAGCTGGACAGGCTCCTCGCGCGCGGGAGGTAGGACGATGGCTCCGAAGCCGTGGCGCGTGGTGGTGAAGAACGTCGGCGAGGGCTGGTGGGTCTGGATCGAGAAACCGCAGGGCGACGAGTGGGTGGCTCCGATCCGGTACGCGCGCAAGAGCGACGCGGTGAAGGCCGCGCGCGGCATCGCCTCCGCCCTGGTGGTGGTCGAGTGAGCATCCAGAACGAGGGCGGCAACGCCATCGCCGACGCTGCGCTCGGCGCAGCGCGCACGGACATGGGGTTTCTTCACGTCCACGCCGACCCCACCTGGGCCGGCGAGCGGGCGGGCTCGAGCGCGAACTGGGACATGATCGCCAATGCCGCCGCGCTCTGGTGGGACACGCCGCACCGCGCGCAGTGGGTCAAGGCGTGGCACGACCTGTTCGCCTCGGAGCGCACGGCTTTCCAGCGCAGCGAGGCTCGCTCGCCGATCTACTCCGGCTGGCACCTGCTCTCGGTGCTGCTCGTCTACAGGTGGGCGGTCCAGCACGGCGACGTGATCCTGCGCGCGGCGGCGCGCGCGTGGCTGGAGAACTTCTGGAGCATGATGGCTCTGGTCGCCGCGCGCACGCGCAGCGGCAAGCCGGTGCTCGCGCTGGCCGGGATGCGCGGCACGGAGTTCACGCTCGACGCCGACTGGTCCCACCGCAACGCGTGGCGCGAGGCGCTCGGCGACGAGGGCTGGCCGCACCGTGGCGAGTACGACCCGGAGCAGGTCAACTCCTGGTGCGACGCCTCCGTGGCCGCGCTCTCGCAGGAGATCCGGTTCACGGCTGCGGATGCGGTCTACGCCTACCGGACGGGGACGGAGCAGGCGTGGCGCGACCTCATCGCGGCGGCTCCGAAGTTCGGCGCGCGCGGCGTCGGGCACATCCTCCGCACCACCGGCGGGGTCGTGTGCTGGAACGATGCCGACATCAACGGGAACACCGCCGCACTCATGGCCTTCAAGGTGGAGGGCGGCGACCTCGCCAGCCTTCCGCCGAACGGCGGCGAGCGGCTGCGCGCGAACTCGCACGCCGTGATCGCCGAGATCGGCGACGCGCTGCACTACACCTCGCCGCTGCTCGGCGTCCACTCGATGCCGCTGCCGCCGGGCGAGCTGGTCTACCGCGTCCGCATCGCGGAGGACGGCTGGCGCGTGACGTGGCCCGAGCCGGTCCCGGCCCCCGCCCCACCCGAGCCGCCGACGCCTGCGCCCCCGGTGCCCCCCCCACCGGGCGGGCCGGGCCGGGGCGACTCCGGGGGCCGGGACCGGCGAAGGGTCGCCGTCGGGGCCGGGCTCCTGGCTCTGATCGCCTCCCTGCTGGCCCGGTGGGCCGAGCGCCGGGAGAAGCCGTGATGCGCGGCCATATCGCCGCCCTGGGGCGCGAACCGGGCGAAGGTATAGGGCAGGGTAGGGGCCGGGGAGATCGCGCCCCAGGGGCCGGATATGGCGCTCCGGGGCCGGGCGCGGGGGCCGGGCCGGGGAACGCCCTGGGGGCGCCCTGGGGGCCGAACGGGGCCGGGGCAAGGGGTAGGACGGGGGGCGGGGAGATCGCGCCCCAGGGGCCGGATATGGCGCAGGGCGGGGCCGTCCGGGCGGCGGTCCTGTACCTCCGGGCGCTCGGCCAGACCCTCCGGCTCCCGGCGCTGGTCGAGGCCGGGGACGCCATCGGCCGGGGCGACCACCTGCGGTGGGCCGAGGCCCGCCGCGCGGAGCTGGAGGAGGACTGACCATGCTCGGATGGAGGCGCATCCTGATCCACCACTCAGCCACGCGCGGGCGCAGCCTCGCGGCGTGGGAGTCCATCCGCCGCGACCACGTCGAGCGGCGCGGCTGGCAGGACATCGGCTACCACTACGGGGTCGGCGTGGACCGTGGCGACCCGCTGCTGCTGTTCGGGCGCGGCGTGGACGTGCAGGGCGCGCACTGCCCTGGGCAGAACCGCGTCGCGCTCGGCGTGTGCTTCCTCGGCGATTTCACGAAGCGCGCGCCAGAGGACGCCGTGCTCGAGTTCGGCGCGGACTTCCTCGCCTCGCTCTGCCGCCGCTTCCTGCTGCCCGCCGACGCGATCTACCCGCACCGCGCATTCCGCGCGACGGAGTGCCCCGGCCGCTCGTTCCCGCTCACCGACCTGCTGGAGCGCGTCGCGCTCCGGCTCGAACCCGCACCGCAAGAGGAGGAGGACTGACGATGCCGACACAGATGCTTCTCGGAGTGCTGCGCCACGCGCTGACCTGGCTCGGCGGCTGGCTGCTCGCGCGCGGCCTGCTGGTGGACGAGGCGCAGGCGCAGCTTCTCACCGACTCGCTCACGCTGTTCCTGGGCGCCGCCGCCACGCTCGCGGGCATCGCGTGGTCCGTCTGGCGCAAG